CAATTACAACTTGAGCAAAAAAAGTTTATTTTTTCAATTATATAACAAATTTCATCATCAGTCAAACAAGTATCACTACACTTGTATCTTTCAAGAATATCAACGTAGGCATTTAGCATAACCATATTAAAAAATGTATCTTCCTTGTCAAAGCCAAAAGTTACGTCATTAACCCTTTGCTCTGCCGCTTTGAAGGCGCATTCTTTAGCTATACATATTGCACTTTTTATATTTACCATTAATATATCTTTTTAACAAATAAAACAGCTACATAAGGAGGTCTGTTTTCGTGAGCAGTACCACTACCTGTATTATTAATTACTATTCCTGTTGAATTATTATCAGTTTCAGTTATGCCTATGAAAGCATCTTGAACAGATATTCCGGTGGAAGCATCATTTGTTGTTATAGTCAAAGAAACAGGATTGGCAATACCGCTATGAGTATGCGTATTGTTTCCAGAATTACCTAAAGTAACTCCATCCCATGCTTTAGCTCCTGTTCCACCATCAGAAACTTCATCAGTTATGGCAGGTATGGAATGATTATGTTCATTTGGATCAATAGTCAATGTATGGCTATGAGGATCAGATGTTCCTGAGTGACTATGCTGAGGATCAAGAATTCCATGTGTATGTCCAGGATCAGTCAAATTATGAGTATGTCCTGCATCAGTTACAGTATGATTATGAGAAGGTAACTCAGGTATTGTTAATGATACTGAATTCAATCCTCCTGTGTCTCCTACCGCATAACTTCCTCCTGCGCCTACTATGAAATTATCAAATAAATTTTCTGTAGGAATATTCTTTTTTAATGTTGGAGAATAATAACTTGAACCATTCATAATGGCCCAACCTTCCCAACAATTAGCACCCCATCCTGTTGTAAAATTAAATTGAGTAATATCATCAGGATCTTCAAGTCCAATCATAGGATGACCACAAGTTAAAAACTTTGTGGCATTACTTAAAGATTCTAATGCTGTTTGAAGTTCACTTATCTGCTCTTGAATAGAGCCTGATGAAGAACAATTATTTGAACAATTACAACTCATTATGATAATGTTAAATTACTTACTTTCAATAAAGTTAAACTTCTTCCGTTAACAAAAAATGAAGAAACTGAATTAATTACAACAGTAATTATATCTCCATTTACCAAAGACAATATACCTGTATTTACAACTCCTTTAATAGATGGCAATGATTCAAAAAAATTAGATATAGTCAACACTCTATTTGAATTTGTAACAAGAGTGCCGTTTTTTTCAATCTTGTAAAATATTGAATTTGTTGTTTCTGGAGAAAAATCCCCTTCAAAAAATATCAAATAATTACCTGGCTGACTTATTGTAAAAGTCATTAATATCTCTTCATCAAGCGTATTAAATTCATAAGGCACTTCTGTAGAGGAATTAAAAGCATAGGTATTTGCTTCTGGTCCTTGAGGGCCTTGTGGACCAACATTTCCTTGTGGGCCTGGAGGGCCTGTTAATCCTCTTGGACCGGTAGGGCCAATAGGACCTTGAGGACCTTGCAATCCTGCTACTGAAATAATTTTTTCAGAGCAACAACAATCATTATTTTTACACTTCTTACAAGCCATTACGATATTGTTAAATTATTAACTTGAATTAATGTTAAACTTCTTTTTGATAAAACAAAATTATTGTCAGACTTAAATCCAACTTGTATTACATCTCCCGCCACTAAAGACAAAATACCAGAATTTGTACAAACAGTAACTATTGGAGTTAGTATTTCTGATTCACCAATCCAAACCTCTCTTGACTTTCTATCTGAATTAGTAACCATTACAGTATTCTTAAAAAGAGCGTACTCAATTAATGTTTCAGTTTCATCATAAGCAACGCAACCTTCAAATAATATTAAATAATTTCCACTCTCTGTTATATTAAAAGTATCTGTATATTCATACACAGATGGAATTTCTGGAATATAAGAATAAGTGTCTGGATTTGAAAATATATAAACATTTGTAAGTCCATCTTGGCCTGGAATTCCTTGAGGACCAACAACACCTCTGTCTCCTTTAGGGCCTCTTTTTCCTCTAACAGAAATTAGTTTTTCACAACAACATGGATTTTTATGGCAACTATTACAATTCATTATAATACTGTTAATTGTGTTGTTTTTAACATTGTTAAACTTTTTGTCATTGTAAAATATCTTTGATTCCCTCTATATCTTATGCTAATAACATCTCCCGCTACTAATGATGGAATACCAACGTGCATTTTATTTTTTTTGATTTTGTTTTGACCCAAAGAGTCTAAGGCATCTCCCCTTAATGCTCTTAAAGCATTAGGTATTAAAACCCCATTTTTTAATGCTTGATACGATATTGATGTTTGATCTATAAATATTTTTGTATCTGATTCATACATCATCAAATAGTCTCCTGGATCAGTAACAGTATAACTAATTACAATATAATCAATATTTGGAAATCTTTGAGTTTCTGAAATATCTGTGTCTATGTAAGCACTTCTAACTCCATCTGGAGTATCTTGTCCTGGAACACCTTGTTCTCCTCTATCTCCCCGATCACCTTTTGGTCCATCGCAGAACTTTTCATTGTCGCAAGTACAAATATGGCTATAGCAAGTAGTGCAACTCATGATTTATACGCAACCACAGCAGGCGCATTGAAGGTTTATATGTTTAAGGATTTTCTGTGCATTGGTTGGGAAACAATCTTTCATCATCTTAACAGATTGTAATTCATTCCATAATTCTAAAGCAAGTTTCTGTTTTGCATTACTAAAAGCATTTGGAGAAACTTCTTTAAGTAACTTATCTATACAACACTCAGCAGAGTTAGTAAAGACAATTACTATTGATGTTTTTTTCGTGTAATTATTTCCCGCGTTATCTTTTCCTGTTACCACATAAACTATCTTCCATGTACCACTTTCAATATGTTGCATACTAAGCATTGAAGGAGTTATCTCATACCCTAACTGAGAATCAGTAGTAGGAAAATCAGGATATACGTCAATTTGAATAGGAGCAAGTGCCTCTGGAGGATAAATTTCAAATATAGCACTCGTTACATTCTCAATTTTTGGATTGCTACCTCCCCAACCACCTTGATTTGAAGAAGAATAAGTTCCGGTACAATCGTAAATAGCAAATGAATTTTTAAGTTCCTTTGCAGATATGTTTATTTGAAGTGCCATTTGGTAGCAAAAATAACAAATTTTTTGATAAAAAACCTAAAAATTAATACTCAAGACTACCAACTTTTTCAACCTGTTTCTTTTTTTCTATCTTTTGCTTTTTTAAGTCTTTATATTTTTCCTTTAAATTTTTCTTTGCCTCATTTAAACCTTTTGAATATTGCTCAGACAAATATTTCTTTTTAGTATCAAAAGTATCATCATCAAAGTTTTTTGACATTACATAAGGAGTAGCATAAAGCATCCTAAACATACTTGCTTGAGATTGAAGATATCCATATTGCTCTTCATTTAATTTAACGTATATAGGCTTTTTTGAAGTACCAATATTTATTTCATCTTTTGGTATTGATGGAAAAATGGATGACCTATCTTTGTCTGGTATTGTTCTTGAGTATTCCCATAACCTTGTAACAGGAGTTTCCCCGCTTTCTTTTATTTTATCTATATCTTTCTGTGTCAATGGTTTAAAACCTGATTTTAACAAAGGCTTCTTTAATCTTTCAAGTACAGTTTTCTCGTAGTCAGATATTGTTTCTGTTTCTGTAGGCTTAAAAGGATCATTTGCATATATGAATCTTCCTAATATATTATCAAAGAAATGATATTCTTTTTTCTTTACAGCTTCTCTTTCACTTGTGGTTAGTTTTCTATATCTATTTTTTAAATCTTCCCCGCCAAAAGCTACTCTATATTGAAAAACATCAAATAAATTCTGTGAGAATGTTTTTTCCTTATCAAATGTTTGCTTTATTTCTGGTATTCCTGCCTTAGATATATTCTGATATGTTGATGGTATAAATCCACCAACCAATGTCATTATTTGATTTGACAAATATTTTTCTGCTCTTTTACCTTCTTTATCTTTAGCCACATCTACTATTTGGTTATATCCAGATAAGAATGGAGCATCCATTGTAGCTGAAAGTTCATTTAGGGCCAAGTTAAATGGCATTGTAGCAAAATTTGCACCATTCATGTATTTAGTCATGTTATCCCTCATCTCCTTATCATATCCATTATAAGTATGGGCATAAGCTCCTAAAGTAATTCCTAATGCACCCAAAGAACTTAAATCAACCCACTTATCACCTTTCTGCTTTTTAACTTCCCCGCCAATCAATCCTCTTAGCATAGCATTTATGTTTATCTTGTTTGCTCCCCCTGCAACCTTTTCTCTTGCATCTTTTTCCTCATCATCTTGATAACCGGCAGACATTAAACCTTGAGCAACCATTTGTAAGGCAACAACTCTTATCCATGTAGAAGCAACTGTATCTCCCATTGTTTCGGCAAATATTGCTTTTCTTTCATTATTTAATGCTTCTTTTGTTTGATTGTCTGTTGCATTATTATATTCATTTGTTTTATTCCAATACTTAAACATTCCCCTTGCCAAGTTATATTCTGGCAATAACATTTTTGCTGCTACTCCAAACATATTTGCAGGCACTTTAACAAATGGAAATACCAATGATTTTGCAACATAAGCCAAACCATCAACTTCTCTTGCTATGATAGGATTAGTCCCTTTTTCAATTAATGACTTTTCTATTAATCTGCTTTGAAATGGTTTTGACAATATCTTATCAAGCCAATTCTCTGTTTGGAATGTAACTTCTTGGCCTCTTTTCTTTGCCCTTTCCATTGATAATTCATCAGGATTAAGTACAAATGCCTCTAACGCTACTCCACTTAATCCTTTTTCTTTACCTATTCTATATAATTCAGACTGCTCAACTGAATGCCTAACAAAAAAATCAGGAGCAGTTAATCCTCTTGATATAATATCTGGGTGAATTTTTAGTAGAAAAGATATAGTTTTTAATGCTTTATCTTTTGTTCCCTGCGCATCAATAATCTTTCTAAATGCTTCTACTGCACTAACATAATTTGGTTGAGCCAATCCTGTTCTTGTTATAAATGGACTACCTAATTTTAATGTTTTTAATGTTTTTGATAAAGCTCCAGACTTTAAAGAACCAATAACTCTTGCTCCTACTAAATTTTTCCTCATTAATCCTGATGCAATAGGAGAAGAAGCTATAGAAGATAAAGCTCTGAATATAGAATCAGATGCCATACCTGTTATATTCTTTAATAAAGAACCTACACCCATCATATTCAAAGTAACAAAATCACCAAACTGATGCAAATACCCTCTTTCCTTTGCTAATGCGTTTGAGAATGCTACAGTATTTGTAACGTTTGAATTGTAAGCATTCTGATAATTTTGAAACGCTGTATTAAATTGATTTTGAAATTGTTGAGACTGAGCCTGTGTAAGTCCTGCTGAGTTTAATCCTTGAACATTATTTGCTTTATTCTCTGCTACAGTTTGGTTAATTTGATTAACTATATCATTTATTTCAGAAACAGATCCATCAAGGTCCTTTTGTGATTGAGCAGTATCAGATATAAGTTTATTAAATTTATCTGTCATGGCAGGTAATCCTGCTGCTTCTGCATAAGCGTTTTTTATGTCCTCGTTTGTAAGTAGTCCTTTCTTAGATATTTTTTCAAATAGCAAGTCCTCAAATCTTTTCTTCCCCTCAGCATTTAATTTCTTAACCCTTTCAGCCATGCTCTTAACAAGTTTTTCTTCTGATGTTTTTTTCCTTTCCTCAGCTCTTTTTTCTTTTCTTGCTTGTTTTTCTTCCTCCGTTAATGTTGTTCTTTTTTTAGCTTCTTTTTTCTCAAAAGTAAAAGAGCTTGAAACAACACCTTTTTCCTTTAATGTTTTAACGAGTGGGTCCGTAAAAGAATTTGTATCAAAATTAAAATTTGGATATTTTTCCTGCACTTTATTTATTGCATACTGCAAAGATTTTCTAACATCTCCTGTTGCATTATAGGCATTTCTAAATGCTTCCAAGCCATCATTATAAGCCTGGTTATTTTCTTCAATATTACAAGGATTTCCCATTTTAACAATCTGATAAGTTTACTTTTAACGAATCTATAATATCATTGAATTTTTTTGTTTTTTCAGCACCTTCTCTTGCTTCTCCAATTTTCTTTAATTCTTCAGCGGTAGCCTGTTCTACTTCTTTTGCAAATTCATTTGACTTTCTATATTCATCTATTATTGTTTGAGCCGACTTTATATCATTCTTTTGAGCTTCTGACATAGCATTATCTTGCATTTCAGAAAATTGCTTTTTAGCATATCTTCTCATGTATATCTCATTTGAGAACATACGAGTATCTCTATTCCTTATTAATGCTAATTGTTGTGCTGCTGTTGTTGTGTTCTTAGCTGTTTTTTCAAACACTTGTTCAGCCTTGTCAAATAGCGTTTCTCTAACAAACTCATTCTGTTCTTTAGTTGCTATATCCTCAAGTTTCTTTGTAAGAAAGTCTCCGAACAATAATTTTTGATTATCTGGTATGACATCGCTCTTGTCGGCCATATATTCATTAACCAAGTCATCTAACTTGCCATTAGCCTCATATTCATCTATAACAGCATTAACAAATTCTTCTGATTTCTTTACGCTTGTTGGCTCATAGAATATAGCTTCATTAGATAGTCTTTTAACAACATCTTCATGGAATTTCTTGTTCTCCAATATCCTTGTTGCTGTTGCTCTTTCTTTTTTACCCTCTGGAGTAGGTCCTTTTTCTGCTTCTGTAGTTACAGGTGGTTTTGCAGGAGGAGCTTCTTTCTTTGCTTCCTCTTCTTTCTTTTTAGCCTCTTCCTGCGCCCTAGTCTCTTCTTCCTTAATTAAGTCGGCGTAATTATCTCTAACTTGCTTTTCAAAGTTCTCTTCGTTTATTTGTCCTGCCTCAACAAATCTCTTATATCTTGGGTGATTTTTAATGGCATTTATACCATCATTTACAGCCTGTGCTATTGTTGCTCCGGCAGTAATACTCTTTTTAATTACAGCAGATGATAAGTCTATTAAATCACTTATCATTTTTGGGGTAATCATTGGAGCAGAGAATAACCTATTATTAGCGTTTTTATCTACTATAGTATTTTTTAATTTTTCTGTAGCAGCATCAATTTTTTTATTTAAGTCTTCTGCTTTTTGCTTTATTGTTTTTTCTTCGGCTGTTGGCTCTGCTTTTTCTCCGACTGTTGTTTCAGTTTCAGCAATACCTCTTCCGCCTTCTTCAATACCTCCTTCGGCAACGCGTTGTAAATTCTGTTTAGCTTTTTCATAGTTTGATACTAAATTTTGTAATCCTCTTTCTAATAGTGCTTGTTTTCCCGTATCTTCTCCCATCAAATTTTCAACACCAACATCTTGATTGTAATTTGATAAGAATTGTTTTAATTTATTTGGAGAGTTTGTTTCAAGTAATAAACCCATTAACATTTCCCCCAAAGAGTATGATTTTTCCTCAAATGCTGATGTTTGTGAAAGAAAGTCTGCAACAGATACTTTTGCAGCTTTTGCTTTTTGTACAATATCAATAGCTCCTTTTATTTCAGATGTTAAAGCATTTTCTCCTTTTGTAGCATTTTGAATTAATCCTACAGTATTCTTTATAATCATCTTTCTGATATTCCCCATTCCATCAACTCCCAATGCCCTTATTCCATCTTCATCTAATGCTGAACCAAGTATTATTCCCTCCAACAAGCTAACTCCATCAGGAGTAGCAACACCTTTATCATAAAACCTCGGTAATTCAACAGATTGAATTAATCCTTCTGAAACAAGTATATCTACAGCTTGTTTCATCATTTTTGGATTAGATGTAACTTCGCTTGGAGTTTCTACTTGGTCATATAATGATGCTAATTTTCTTTTTGCCTTGTCTGATATTGATTTACTAATTGCTACAGCTCTTTGAATTGGTCCTTGAGACTTTTTCTCCTGCTTATTGAATTTAGCCATTGTTTCTGTTGTAAATGGTAAATCTTCTTCAACCTCAAAAACCAATGTTGGATTTTTTACAGAAGCAACTTGTTCTTTTGTAAATCCATACATTTCAGCCTGTTCATTCAAGTCATCTAAATATTGAGAATCAGTTTGATTTTCAGCAGCTAATTGCCTACTCATTGTTCTGTTATTACCATCATACACAATACCTTCTTTTGAAACTATTGGAGTTTGAGTAACAGCAGTACCATCAATATTTTGAGCAATATTTATTACTTGTCCTTGAGCATCTTTGTCTGTTTCATAGTCTCTATCATTTATTGTCTTTCCCTCCTTATTTTGAGGAAAAGACTCGTTCTTTGAAAATGTTTTAGGATTATGACTTGGCAATAAATCTTCGGCGGAAACAAGTTTAAATGTACCTTTTATTCTTGTTCCATCAGGAGCAGTTCTTGTTACTGTTCTTCCTTTTGGATTTTCTTTTGCAACATAAGTTGTACTACCAACAGTTCTTCCCGCTTGATCCTTTGGAAGTTTTGCTCGGGGTGTTTCTTTGAGGGATTGTTCTACTGCTTTTACAAGTTCTTTAGGAGCTAATAGTTCTTCTACTGCTTTTACAAGTTCAGGATTGCTTCCATCTGCTTTAGCTTTATGGTAGGCTTCGGAGATAGCTTTAGTGTTATTTGAAATTATATCTTCACTAAGGCTTATTTGCTCTTTTATTGACCTATATTCAGGATTATTTTCAAAATCTCTTACACCACTTTGCAACAACTCTTTTTGCTTAGCTAACAAGTTATTATATAATTGCTTGTTTAGTGCGTTTATTTCTTTTGGAGGGATAATAGTTGTAATATCTTTACCCTCCAACGCACGCGCCGTGCTTTCAACGTCTTTTAATGCATCTACTTTTTCTTCTACTTTGACTTCTTCTTTGGCGATTGGCTTTTCTTCAACTTTTTGGGCAGAGATTTCAAGTTCTGTTTGGGGTTTTCTTTCCTCCATTTCTCCGCCAATTTTGGTTTCTGGCTGTAAAGGTACTTGACCTGTTGCTTGCTTTTGAACGGCATCTTCTTGTTTTTTAGTTTCTTGTTCTACTTCAGTTTCTTCTTCTGGTTTTATTTCTTCTTCAACTTGTCTTTCATAAACAATATTTGCTGTTGGATTTGCTTGTTTATATGCTTCAAACTCTTCTTTTGGTATTTCTGTAACACTTGGAAATCTTTGTCCTTCCGGCAATACCTCTACAGTAACCAATGTTTTTGTTGTTTTTTCAGCCTTTGGCTTTTTATAATCATCAACAAATTTGTTTAGTTCATCAAGTTTCTTTTGTTCGGCTTCTGTAATTACTCCATTATCCTTCTTAAACTTTAAATCTTCTAATTCATCATTCTGTTCTAATGTAAGACCATTATCATCTCTGCTTATATCTTTTTTAATTTCAGCATCCTTTTCTTTTATTTGAGCATCTATATTTTCGTGGAATACAGGATCTATTTCTTTCTTTTTATTTTCAAGTATTTTTTTGTCTACTAAAAGACTTAATGCTGTTGCTTTTTTATCATCTGAATATTCTTTTGGAATTGACTTTAATCCTTCTTCTGCAATCTTTATTCTTTCCCGCGCAGTATTTGCTTGTTCCTCTGTTATTACTTTCGAATCAAGTAAATCTTGTATATTTTGCAATACTTCGTTTGGCTTATTAGCAGCTAAAAACAAAGACTGATTTTCCATTTGATTTTTAACGCCCTTTGCTCCAACAATACCAAATGGAGCTGTAAGTATGCTTGTAACAAGAACTGTGCTTTTAACTTGATTCATAAGGTCATCATCAACCTTAAAATCTGTTCCTGTAGCTTTTTCAGCAATTACCTTTGCAGCATAATCTGTACCCAAGGCAGCTAATTCTTCCACATTCTCTCCAACAACATTTCCTAGTGTTTTTTTTGTTACTCTAGAAATAGCATCTTTTAATGGAACTCCTTTTGATAAATATTGAGCAGTTAATTTTGCAGCAGATTTTCTTACTGTTGGAGTTATTAATTTTTGTTCTGGAAATATTAATTCAATCGCTCCATCTGCTATGGATTTGTATTTTGAATATGCAATAGCATCTGCTTCAGACATACCATTAGCCTTCGCCTCATCATAATTACCTTTTGCAGACATTGTATATCCCATAGCAAAAGTTCCAATTTTATTTAAGGCATTTACACCTCTAGCACCAAGTCCTATTTTTGACAATAAATTTGCTGACTCAAGCGCTGTTCCTGCACCACCACTAACTATAAACAAAGCTAAATTTCCTGCGCCATTACTTACTTGGTATGGTATTGCAGACCAATTTGTTTTTTCTATTTTGTTTCCTTTTTCATCTAACTTTGGAGTGCCATCAAGGTTTCTTTCATAGTCAAAAATATCTTTTTTTGCATTTGGAGATATTGGAGCTTCAATTCTTTCGTAGTTACTTATCATTTTATCCGAGAATTCGGCAAATTTATCTGTCCAACCATAACCTGCTTTCTCTCCAAATACTTTTGGTAAAAATGTAAGACCTTTAATTAATTCAGTCCCTGCCCTTTTAACTCCACTAAAAGAATCTACGCTCCATTTGACCCATTCTGGCATTTCATCCCAAAATTTATTTTCTGTTTCTTTTAAAAACGCTTCTTCTATTAATTGTTTTTTTAATTCTGGATATTTGTCAGATTCTTTTATTGTTTTTTCTAAATTAATAGCATAATCATAATTTTTTTTATCTTCCTGAGCCAATTCATCTGCTTTCTTTATAAGTGTTCCAAAATCAGAATTTAACAATTCATCTCTTTGACCTGTAATAGTTTGATATTTTTGATATTCTGTTTTATAATCAGAAATTAATTTTTCTACCTTTCTTTTATTTGTTTCATTTATAATTATGTTTCCATTTTGATCTTTTGGATAAGAAGATAATTCAGAATTAATCTGTTCTATTTTTGGAACTAAAACATCTAACTGACTATTTATATCTTTAAACCTTTGTATATCATCAGCGTAACCTAATGATTCATCTGATAACGCTCTGCTTATTTCTCTTGATTTACCTGCAATAGCTTTTCTTTTTAAGTCTAGTCCTTTATTTATAAACTCAACTTCTATTTTTTGTCTTTCTAAAGGATTGTCTTTATTATAATTCAATCTTTCTGATTGGTACTTATATTCATCTGGATCATTAGACTTTAAATAATCTAAATAAAAATTAGTAGCCTCTTGTATTTCCCCAAAACCTTGATCCTTTGACTTTAATTTAAAATTATCAAAAGCCTTTGAAACAGTTGACAGCTCAACATCTTTTTTCTTTTCTTCAATTTGTTTTTTTGTTTCTTCAGAAACTAAATAACCTGTTTTTTCAGTTACTCCTTTTACTCCTTTTTCAGTAGTTTTAATCTCAACACCCATGGCTCCTGTCATGGGTTTTTGTTGTGAAACTTGTTTTTGCGTTGAAATTACTTGGTCTTTCTTTTTTAAATCAGTAGCACCTGTTACTCCAACCGCTCCTGTTGCCCCCATAGGACCTGTAACATTTTTTAAATCTGTTAATCCGGTAGGACCTTGAACACCTGTAACTCCTTTTCCAACTTGAGACGTTTGTTTTACTGATGGCTCTTTTTTTGGAGCCATTGGTATTTGAGAAGTTGTTTTTTTAGGAGTTAATTTTTCTTCTGCGGTCTGGAATGTTAAGTAATCCGATGTAGTAGCTCCCAATCCTGATGTACCACCTTCCGAAATTGATACCCCGCTTCCTCTTGGTACTTGAGGTGCGGGGCCTACTTTTTTTGGCTGATTAGATTGAGCCGGAACAGAAGCATTTAAAGCATCTAACTCTTCTTGGTCAGAAGAATATGTTTGATTATTTAAAGCATCTAATTCTGCCTGATCTTGTGCAGATAATTTTTCTTTTTTTCCCATATTATTTTAATTGCCATTTACCGTTTGTAAATATAGCTGTTTTTCCACTACCCAATGTTTTTGTATCTCCTTCTTTTGGAGCTCTAGATTGTTGTTGGGTTTGTTGCTGACCACCTTTAACAATAATAGTTTTATTTGTAGAAACATCTACTTCTGCTGCGTATGGTTTTTTCCCTTTGTCAAGTTCTTTTGCTTTTTTTGCTTGAATATCTAATGGCGCACCGCTAATAACTTTTCCAGACCTATCCTTTTTAGATATTGCTGTTGAAACATCTTTTGCAGGTATATAAAATGGAACTTGTTTTTTACCCTTTTGTCCTGTTGCCTCATCAATTTCCTCCTCAATAAAATAACCAGAAGCATAAGTTTCGTGCCTTGTTTTTAAACCTGGCTTTCTTTTTTTCATTTGAGCAGTAACAATTCTTCCATCATCAGATGTCCCAGGGGCATTTATAACTTCGTAATTCTTAACTTCTGATATAATTGCATTTTGAGCACCTTTTGTAGTTGATTTTGAAATCATTCCACCCTCTTTAGCCTGTGGATATAGAATTCTTGTTCCTGTATTTATTACTGTTTTAACAGGAGATTTAAAAGTGTAACCATTATACCCAACTATTTGTTCTTCATCAGTAACACCTCCTTTTTTCATAAAATCAACATTCTCAACTGATGGCTCTTCTGAAAGCATTTCTTCTGTTACAACTTCTTCTGTTCCTTCTGGCTTTCTCTTTGATGCTGTTTGAATTGTACTTTCTTGTTTCTTTGGGAACATTGATCTCATCCTATTGAATATCATGTCCTCTGTTATATTTTTGCTATCAAAATATTTTTCCCTTTTTAACTGAACAGCCAAATCTTTTAAAGTTTGGTCTGGAACTTCTTGCATTTTTGTAGATACAATTTGGTCATAATTAGGGTCAGATTTATTAACTCCAAAAGTTTCAGCCAATCCATATTTAACAGGCACTATAGATTCATTAATTGACTTTGATAAGTCATATTCAGCAGACATAGTTGCTATACTATTTGCAAGATTATATCCTTGAGGAGCTAATTTACCCTGCGCCATTCCAGATACCCCTGCATCAAAATCATCTAATGATTTTCTTAATTCTGGAGTAGCCACGAATCTTCCGCCCTCTATATCTTTTTCAATTTTTGCTTTTTCGTTAACTAAATAATCTTCTTGTTCTTTTAGAGTATTGGCATCTCTAATCCAACTTTGAAATGACAAATCATTTTTTAATGCTTGCGCCCAATTATCACCATATTTTTTCTGAGAATTTGTAACCCAATTATTTAAACCATCAAAATAAACTTTATTTAATTCTTTTTGTACGGATGAATGTTTTGTTACAGGTGGAGCTCCATATAATTTATTAAAATCCTCTATTTGTTTTGCTTTCTTTAATGCTGCTGCTTCTAATGCTTTTTCCCGCGCATCTATTACAGTATAAGGAGTTAATCCTCCCCCTGGAGCAAATAAAGAAACAGTACCTATTGTAGGGCCAGAATAAGTACCCCGTAAGGTTCTTTCATTTAAATCAGGAAAATAATCTTGTGGTTTTAAATCTGGTGAACCTGGAGCATTCATTTTTGCTATTTCTTCTGAAGAAGCAGTAGGCTCGTATGAATATATTCCATCTGTAGTTATTTTTCCTTCATCGCCTACTTTTGACTCTATACCATCAAGAACATTGTTTTCTGTGGTATTTGTAGCATTATTTTCTATTGGCTCTGCCATTTTTTATTTTATTTTAAACTTCACCACTTTTTTTTAGTTTTTCGCTTAAATTCTGTTCTCTTCTTGCTCTAATTTCATCAAATATACCTGTAAAGGCATTTTGAGGTGATAAATAATTTGTATCTCCTGTTTCCCCCCTAGTTAAATCTGCTCTTAAATTTTGATTTAATTGCTGTTGCATTTTCGCCCATTCAGCCATCTTTTGTTGACTTTGAGCTAATCCCAATTCCATTTTTCTTGCAGATATTAAATTACCCAAAGATATTTCTAATGGAGTTAACTGCGCCCTTCTTTCAGCAGCTTGACCATAGGCTTGATTTATCTGTTGCCCTCCAACTCTTTGGGATTGCAGTAATCCTTGAAGCGCACCACCAACATCACCACCTGTTGACCTAACAATCCCTGCTTGAGTACCCGCTACATTTTGCATCGCTGTATCTCTTGCTCCTTGAAACTCCGCTCCTGTCTCAAGAGACTTTTGCATTTGCTGTAATCTTGCAAGTTGAGCTAATTGTCTTGGGTCTTCATATTGTGGAAAAAGACTTTCGGCTTCTGTTTTTAATTTTTTAGCAGCTCTTGATTGCATAGGTCTTTTTATTAAAGAACCTAAAGAGCCTCCTATTTTTCCGCCTGTAGCAGCTCCGGCAGGACCTCCAATAGCTCCTCCAATAACAGAGCCTAATGCTTTACCCATAAATGGTGATGCTTCACCAACGTTTTGCATTTGATAAGGATCCATAGACAAATTTTTTGCTAATTTACAATTTTTTTACTGACCTTTCAATATTTTATATTGAATACCTGTATCAATAATCTTAAATTCTGATTCTTCATCGTGAATTATTTCAACAATAATTACCCTTTGCTGAAATCTTGGTCTATCAGGATTTATGCTTGCCAATATCCTTCCTATATATTGTTCAAATCCTCTATAGTTTTTCAAGTATAAACTTCCCTGCGAAGGGTCTAAGAATGTTTGAACTGAACCATCAATCTCTTTATAAAAATCAACTCTTGTTGGCTTTTGTGATTGGTCCTTTGTATTTATTCTTATTCTTATAAATTCTTTGTCGACAAATTGTTGTGGAGAAGCAGAAAAAGTAACAGAATATTTAACAGGATCTCCGTTTATAATATACCCTTGATTTAACTCGTAAGTCTCTAAATTTCTATGCCCATAAGTTTTAGTTCCTATTGCAGTTAATTTATCAAACTTAAAATCAAAAGTTCCAACCCATCTTCCTGTTTTTTGACTAAACACAAACATATTGTCTACCTCTGGCCTTGGGCCTGCATTCTTCGCGTAAACCATATATCTTTGGTTTAAGTCATCATAAACACCTGTTAGTGTGGCAACATACCCTGCGCTTATTTGAGTTATAAGTTTATCGTATAGCTTTGAATAATATTTAATTCTTCCAATGTCAACAACTTGATTATCAACGAATCTGAATATTGAAGTATTATTCATAAAGAATATTCCCTCTTGCCTAACCTCTGAACCATCAGCTCCTATCATAGGTATAAATCCTTCTGCCTTTGCCCTCCACATTTCATCACTCATGCCTATATTTCTTGATAGCCAATATTGGTCTTTTATGAATGAATCTGATGCCATATATGCTAATTCCCCGCCATCCAAATCAGAAAGTATAGATTTATTTGTAAGCAATAAGCATATACCTTTTTCTGTGAAAGCATACAAATTTTCACCTTTACCGGAGACAGCGCTATAAGCAAATTTAATCTCGCCTTGATTATCATCTATATCAAAAGCATTATTTGCAGGGAATGTTTTTAGTCCTGGAATATCTTGAGAATTTATAGCTCTTGGTAAGGACCACATTATTCTTGTGCAAAACTCTCTTTTCTCTACAAATCCAAAATCAGGCTTTGAAAAATATTCTTTTGGAGGCTCATTTGAATAATCTGGATTCATTTGCTGAGTAAACCTAAATCCTCCCCACTTCCACCTATCTTTTTCATCAGCACCATAATCATCAACGTAATCTTGATAAATACCATTGTCAACTATTGACTTTGTTTCATCCCACCTATTAGGCCTAATAACATAATTTATTAGCGGAAAGAATTGCAAAGGATATGTTGTGTTGTAAGCGTAAGAAGTCGATATTTTACTTTCAACAGTAAACATAAAACACATTTGTCTTATGTAACCTAACCTTGTCCACAATTCATCTTGAATAACATTGAAAGTAGCTCCTGCCTCTCTTATAGTATAATACCTTGGATTTAACTTCCAAACCCTATAAGGAAATCCTATTCCAAAAGCAAATTGAGTTTCTGCAACATTACTATCTGCATCAGCTTCTCTGTCAATAGGGGAAAATATAGACTCTCCAATTACAGTATCTCCACCCATAACCCTAATAGGCATTGTCTTATCATATTTAACAACTACCCTATAATTTTGCAATGGGTAATAATTCAATACATCAAAAACAATATTAAAAAACCTATTCTTGTTGTCATTAGTAGGGTTTCCATTAGAATCTACAACTTCATGAGTGTACATTCCCTGCACATTCGTTCCAAAAGGGCCTGTATAAGAACCAAAAGCAACTATGTCGGCATCTATTGTTGCAATTTGCAATGGAGTTAAAAATGTAACATTAACCCATTTTTGCTCAATATTATTTGTGTCTCTTATGTAAATGTATCTTGGTATTGAAGCGAATGGAGAGCTTGGGTTATAATGAGGAATACAGTCTTCCCATCTTTCATCAACTAATATAAATTTCTGTCCAGAAAAACCTGCTCCTTCTCCAATTATACTTTCAAGTTTTTGATAGTGGCCTGTTTGTTTATAAGAGTCAATATTTACATCTGGAACATTTGCCCCTAAAGAAACAATATTCACAATATAAACAGGCTCTGTCCAAGCCTTCATCCCATCTTCATCAAAATTATTATTGAATGTTCCTCCTGTATTTGCTACTCCGTATATATTGGTATTAAATTCAAGTTCAAGATAGTTTCCTCTTCCATCAGTTTTCCTTGAAACCTTTGCTAAATTAAATGCTGTATTTCCAGCCAATGGACCATTAAATGTTGGTGGTATTTGAGGAGTACCTCCGCCTGTGTTTCTCCATCTTGCATAGCCAACATAGTCATATCCATCACCTCCATCTATACCCATATTTGGATCCTCATTTGGATTTAATTGTCCTCCAACTTCATCCCTAATAATTCTTGCATAAGAAATCATATCAACAAGCCTGTCTCTTCCTGTTATGGTTGCATTTTCAAAAGAATAAACTTCTGAAAAGAAGCCAAGTGGAGATACCAATTGAACCTCATAACTCTGAGGATTTGCAATAATATCATCTAATATGCTACTTGAAACAACTCCATTCTCTATATCTGGAGAAAAAAACCATAATTTATTTGTTTCTTTTGTTGCTAAGTTTCTATTTCCAATTCCTTGATAGTCTGCCGGAAGAAGTGCATAAGTTCCTAATCCTTGAGCGACAAATCTTCTTGCTGTGTCTGTTCTTACAACAGAAAATGCTTTTGCCCAGGAAGGAAAATTATCCACCCCTGCAACTACTAACCCTTGACCATAATAATTTGGCGCAAATCCTCTTGGCCTATAATCAGGACCAACTTCATTGCTATCAACAGATATTTTTGTATTTACAACATAATTATGTCCATTTGTATCTGGATCTCCTGCCCTTACAGGAGTAAATGGCTGATAAGAAACTGAAACTAATCCTGCTGTTACTTTTGCGCCATGAGATTCTATTTCTCCATTGTTTTCATCGCAGTCTTCATTAACCTTTACTGTTGACCTTGTGCCTGTTATACCAAGAACAGAACCGCTCCTTATAATATTCTTAAAAGAGCAAACATCTGATTTTGCAACTCTATTTGTCAAATCAAATACCTCATGTGTCTGTCTTATATTGTTTTCATTTGTGGCAGCAGTTACACTACCATTATATGAAAATGTTTGAGAGTCTACTGTTAATTCATCTCTTCTATTTGGAAAGTAGAAGTTTTCTAAAGTAGGTATTTTTGTTACAAATCCTTTCCCGCCTATACCATCAAACAACTGAATTCCGAAACCACACTTTTCACCTCTAGGATAAGACTTCTTATAAGCGTGGTTATATGAATCATTATATCCTGCTGTACCTAAATTTTCAATAAATTCAAAACCTTCTTTTCCGTTATATTGCTCAAATGTTAAATCGGCTTCTTTAGAAGCAATTTTAACATTCATCAATGTTAATCTTCTATCAATGTATCTTAATGTCTTTGCAGCTTCAATATACGATATTTCTCTTGTTTCTTCTTCTCCTGTTAAAACAACATTATCTGTTGCTTGAACAGGATCTAAAAAATCTCTAACACTTATTTCTCCATTATTTATCCCAACTTTTGCAATCAGCACAGCGCTTGGAGTAAAGCCTATTCCCGCACCTGCATTTAATGCTGTTCTTTTTATTTCAATGAATTCATAGTTAAATACATTTGTAACCCTAAATCTTAATTTTATAGCATACCTTGTTTTTATCAAGGGGTCTGGTTGGCTACCATAAGTTTGAACATAAGGATATGTAGAACTTGAATTATTTAGATTTTGAACAACAGGTATTGGAGGAGTTGAAACAGTCCAATTAGTTCTGTCTCCCTGCGCATTGGAATATCTTATAGAATATTGATACTGACCAACTGGAAGTCCACCTCCACCACCAACATTTACTAATTCAACAAACACAGGTATATCTAGCGGAATCTGTTGATTTATCTCATATTCCGCAGGGTTAAATCCTGCAAAATATTTTGTTGGATTTGTAATTACAGAATCAATTAAGTCTTCAACATTAAATATCATTGGAGGAGTTCTGAAGTTTGTTATATAAACTTCACCTCCTATACAATTTTCGTTTTTTTCTATCTGAAAATTCTCGTTAACTCTATAATCAAACAAAGGATTTTCAAGAACAACAATACCATTTACTCTAATTAAAGAATTTAATACTCCAGAACTATCTGCCCAAAATTCAACAATATTTCCGTTAACACCGATAGATCCGATACACTCGTAACTAAATTGATTTGGATTATTGGCCTGATACTTTATTATCTCACCCTTTATCTTTTCATGGGACATCTCGTTCCCATTGTAAGATGTTGGCTGACCATTTATAGAGTCTATATATTCACCTGTTGCAGGTTGACCTCCAACCATCTCTGGGTCATTGTCTCTATTTGCACCAACACTAAATGTATTGATATGAGTATTTTGATTTTCAGGCTTCATGTTTGTTTTTTACCTATTAGCACCCCAATCACCCCTGCCAAGATAAGTTGCAAGTTCTTGTCTTTGAGAAGCATTCATTTTCTTTGCTCTATTAATAGCTTCTGTCCAACTTCCATTCATGGGATTGTTTAACCTATTATCATATATCTTCCAAAGACTAATTAATCCTTGACTTGGCTCTTGACCCATTTTTTCCCGCAAAACGAATTCACAAACATAGTCTTCTATTGCTGTTCTAAATATTGCAGGTATCAATGGAGCTTCACCAAACTTACAGCCAAGGCCGTTATAATGCAACATAACCCTTTCTCCACCGCTTAAACATGAAGGAGAAAACATTACAACACCATTTTGAATATTATAAAAATAAATTTGATCTACAGCGTTTCCTGCCTCTCTTCTCAATATTGGCTCGTATGTTCTTGGTCCAATATTGTGAGAAGGATAATATGGGTCATTATGATTCTCCCACTTATCATTAGCTACATATCCTTTTCCTTGAGTGTAATAATTTCTTTTCCAATATACCTTTCTACTTTTTTCTATATTACACTTTTGACCATTAAACAAATAAATATCGCGAATATTAAAACAATCCTCCGGCATTTGAAGGACTAAATCTTTTGGCATTTCAAAATCATTCCAAATCTCTTCAAAATAAGAATATATGGCAAGCTCCTCAACAGCTTTTTGAACAATAGAAATATATCCTGCCTTAGATTTAAACTCATAAGAAGAATCTCCAACAAGTGAAGACGCTTTGCTTATAATGATTTCGGGTGTGTGGTATCTTCCTGTGTTCATTTTATTATTCTTCTGGTTGTTCTGATGGAGCTTGGTTTACACTCATTACTTTCGGTGTTGATACAGGAGACTGCATAGCCGAATCCTCACCTAAATTAGCTCCATTTGAAGCAGGGAAGAAATAAGAAAACCTTGCAAGATTTATAACTCTCATTTTTAACTGCTCAATAAGTTCATCTGGAAATTCTAAATCTTGGTCTATATCAATTTTATCAATAGGAGGAACGGTTGTATAAAGTCCAACCTCAACAGTTTGTATGTTTACTCTTTCGATTCCTAAAAAATAAACATAATCTCCTGCCCTATAAAAGTATGGATTTCTAGGTGATGGTACTGTATATGGATCTTCAAATAAATTAGCAGCAGCAGCAGGGTCTGTCCTTGTAAATGTTTGCCTTGTGAAATCAGGCTCACAAATTGGGTCCTCTGAATAATTATAAGCTATGTAATGTATTCCTCTGTCTAAATCAAAATCAAATATTGATGCAGGTAGTACAATATGTTTTCTTCCCGCAATTCTATTTGGATTTCCCGCTTGAGATGGAGTTAACTGATTTACAGGAATATTATTGAATATATTTAAAAATTGACCAGATCTTCTTTTTAGAATATGTTGACCCTTCAGAGTATTGGCACAAAGAATTATCCAATACACAATATTAGCATAAGAAATAGTTTTATCATCAAATGTTTGTTTGATTGTTAATTCAATTTCATCAGCAATATATCTTACTTTGGTTCCCATTAAATTCTAAATAAAGTTGATAATTGATTAATTTCATTATTCGTAACAATATATAGTGTTGTTTGGTCTCCTTGCTTATGAGAAATAAATCTCAATGCTTGTTGAGTTAAAAAATCAAACATAGTGTCAGGAAACTCTAAAGTATCGTTTATTGTATTTATTTCTTCTGGAGATTTTAAATATGCAAGCGCAACTAATCTTCCCGCCACAGTTGGTCTGATTTCAAACTCAGGAGTAGATACACTATAAGTTGTAGAATTGTAGTCTGCCATATCTAAATACGCATACTCCTTTAATTCTCCTTGCAAAGTACCATTACCTTGAATAAATATATTTTTCTTAGTTGAATTCCATTGTTCAAATGAAAGTCTTTTTGCAGATTTATCTGCTGATATATATGACAAGTTTGGTCTATAAATAGACTTCTCTGGAGCAGCAGGTATTACCCCCGCAAAACCATTCGCAGTTATATCAGGATAAATAGCAAGTAGTGTCCATAAATTATGTCCTGTATCAGCAGAATCATAATTAACTCTTGAGTATTGACTTGCTTGCCAAACTTTTACTCTTGTTAACTCCCTAAGAGATTCTGGAGATATTTTATTGTCTGCAAAAGCTCTATTAAATACTGCTACCGAAAAGTTTATAGCATAATTGATAGCATAAACATAATCTTGAGCAAAAGTATATCTGTCGCTTCCTTCGGCATCCAATTGAGAGGCCATACTTGCGACAATATTATTTACAGGTATTGGCATTATACTGCAAATATAAAAAAATCCCCTCAAAAATTAAGGGGATTTGTCTGATTATTATTATTTTAATTAGTAACCATGTCTATCAATATCCTCTGCTAATTGCAAAGAATTCTTGATTTCCTGATTTCTCTTTAACATTGAAGCGTTAAAAGTAGTATCATTCATTCCTGATTCTTCCTTCAACTCATTGTCAGTTAACCTTTCGATTAACTTTATCTTAGCTGCCGGTATGTTATCTGGAGTAAATTCAACACCATAAGTCTTACACATATCAATAACTCTAACAGCAGACATATCTTGCAACGCTTCTGAGAACTTAATGATTTTTGCTACTTTCTTATAGTCATTTTTATCCTTTACATCAGACCACTCCCAGAATTTAATTCCAAATTTGGTATGATTTCTTAACCAAGCTGATAACTTCTTGCTGTGACTTTTAAATACAGCATAGTTTATAATTTGGTCTGCCATTCCTGCATTAACAACTTTAGTATAAGCCAAAGTAAATGTAACAGGACCTATTGGAGACTGAACAGGAACCCCCATTCTTTTGTCATCACCAACAACAAAAGTTGTAGCATAAGTGTAAAACACATCAGCTTTTTCCAAAAAGTCTTTTGGGTCTATTGAGTCAGGACTTTTATAGGCATTAGGATTATACTGTCCTTCGTTCTGTCTTTCTTGTGTTTTTGCAAGATTATTGATTGCACTTGCTAAATTTGAATCTTGAGATTGTGCAGGAGCAGCTACTGATATATTTTTAATTAGTGACTTTAACTCCTCAAGTTCTTTTGCTTGATTTTCAAGTTGAACTTTTAATGAATCTACTTCGTTTGATTCTTTCTTTTCTTTCTTTTTAGGCGTTTCTTTATTTTCGTTTCCCCCGCCTATTGGTGGAAATAAATCTTTATCATCACTCATTTGTTTTATTTTTAATTGTTAATATAAAAAAGGAGGGGAAATAAATCCCCTCCTATTATTTTGACTTCTTACAGAACATCAACTGAGAAAGAAGACAATGGATTGTGCATACGTAGAGATAAGTTACCTCTTACATACCAATCCTTGAATCTTTCACGACTTCCGTTCATTCCTTCAGCCATTAAAGTACCACCCATTTCGAATTGTGGTAAACCACGCATCTTAATTGGAGTGATAGTCTCTTGGTCTAATACAAGAAGACGTCTTGCCCAAGAAGAAGGGAAACATGAAGGCTCGCGGAACAATTCACAAGGAACTGGAACAAACTTCATTCCTCCAAAATCGTATTCCATAAGACCTAACTTAGCGATAGAGTCATTTGGAGTGTAACGAAGTCCAGGAACTTTGTAGATTTTGCTCAATTCATGAAGAATTTCCTGAGTACCATAGATGAAACGAGTTGCACCTTCAGCCTTGAAGTTAGTTTGAAGAGCAAGAGTTTCAAATGTTGACTGTAAACCTGCAAGGGTAGTAGTACCGGAAGCAGACTGAGCGTTAACCATTGTAGGATAGATACCCCACATTGTCTTTGCAGCGTTGTTGTTAGAGATTGAGAATTCTCCTCCTTCACCATTGAAAAGAATGTTGAACATATCAGTACGGATAGCTTTTACTAAGTTCTCGCGATCAATGTCAAGATAATTAGTAGTACCCATGTTCTGAAACTTCAACAATTCAACACGATCCCAACGCTTTGCGCGACAGAAAAGGTGAACAAAATTGTAACGAGTGATTACGTTAGTTCTTTCGTAGATTGAGAAATAATCAAGACCATCAGCATCAATAGATGACATGATAGCGAATACATCTCCTACTGCTGTAGCAGGTAAACCTTGACCTGTTACAGAACCTACTGTGATTTGATTACCACCAAGAAGTGCTTTTACAACACCTTTTTCATTGGTTGGGTAAACAATAATCATGTCAGGAGAAACGTAACCATAAGTAGCAGCAGTTAAAGTAACAGTTTGAGTTACTTGAGTGTTAGGAACACCTGGAACAGCAGCAGCGATAGCGTTACTCTCAAGAGCAGTTCTGTGGAAAGTTTGCTCTTTGTATTCGAATTCATCAGAACCAACTTCTTCAAATTCTTTTTGGAAGATGATTTTTAACGCATTATACTGAGCAGGAGCTGCATCAAATATTTCACGTTGGATTTCTTTTGCAATCAGGTCAGTCTCAGTTGGAGAAAACGCTGATAATGCAGGGTAAAACGAACCATCAGGATTTGCCTGTAGAAGTCCGTACGGCGCGTTCTGTGCGCCTGGGGTGTAAGCATTTTGTGACATTTGCTAAATTTTTGTTTTTTTTGTTTTTAAAAGGTTGATTTTCTTCCTCCCATACCTTTGATAAAAGTCTTCGCTTTTTCAAATTGCTCTGAATGTTTGCTTGGAGCTGAATTACCATTGGTTTGTTTTTTCGGTGGTGTTGTGGGAGAACGTCTAATGAATTCTTCATTCATCTTGGTTTCAACACGCAATTCGGCAGCTTCTATTGCACTACGGAGTTCTTGCTCTCCGTACTTAAGTAGCATAAGTTTCTTGGCTGCATCGGACTTATAGCTACCATCACTATTCAAGAATTCGGACAATATGTTCCCACCTTCAAGGACTTGGGTGACTTCATTAACCACCGTAAGGTCCACATCAGGGAAGGACTGTCTTAACGCTTGTACGGAACCATCTATTGATTTTTTCTGCCTATCAAGTTTTAATTTGGCGTCTTCAATTCTGGCACGTTTTGCATTTTTCTCGGCTTCTTGTTTCGCGATAAATTTTTCTTTTGCTGTTTGTTCAGCTATTTCTAAAGCTGTTGGTTTATCATCAGATTCAAAATCATCATCTGTAAACTTTCCTGGAAAGTAATAGTCTACAAGTGTTTTTGTATCAATGCTATCAACAGGCTTACTAATATCAAACGGAACAGAGGTATTTACAACTTTTCTCCAATCCTGTCCATTATAATATGTTTGTATAGCTTCTAAAAGGTCTGGTTCAAGATTTTCAAATATATCTTGAAACTGAGATACTTTCTTTTCTGTTTCAGATAGTTTTTGAGAGTCTGCCCTCCATTTGTCAACAGATTTAACTACTTTAGCGTAGTCTCCTTTATCTTTTATTTCAATTCCCCACTTCTTTGAAAACTTTGCAAAATCATCAAGAGATTCAATTGTAATGTTCTCTTGTTTTTCCTGCTTCTTTGTTCCAAAAATGAGGCTTTTCTTTTCTTCTTTTGTGGTTTCAGTTTGTGGAGCTTCCGCGCCATCTGTCAATGAACCATCAATATTTTCTTCAACAACCTCTTCAGTTTTTACCTCTGTTTTTGGTTGTTGGTTTTGAGGTACACTTTTTTGTTGAGGTTGCTGAACTTGACCTTGAGTTTTTTCTCTTTCCTCAATAAGTCTTTTTTTAGCTTCCTCTACTCTTTGAGCTGAACCAGGATTAATTCCCTTCAACATATTCAGCTTCATCATATTAATGTCAGGTGCTTGAGCCTGTGGCTGTTCAACCTGATTACCTTGTTCCATATTTTCCATTTATTCCTTTTGTAAATTTTAACAAAATTATATTTATTTTATCTATTTTGCAAGTCTTCAAATTGTTTTTTGGCTTCATCAGGTGTTATTTGTCCTGCTTTTGCCATATCACCTAAAGACTTTGCGTACTTTTCTTTTAGTTTAAATTGTCTGTCTTTTTCTTTTTCCTCCGCGTTAACTGCTAGTGCAGACAACATTTCTCCCTCTTGAGCAGACTCTTGTTCTATCTGCTGCATTCCTTGCTGCCTAATCATTTCTTGTTGTTGAATAGCGGCATCTTTTTCTTGCATAATGGAAAGTATCTTGTTTTGTTTAGCGGCAGTTCTAAGAGCAGCAACAACATCTTGAGGAGTTGACCTACCATAAAGGTCAGCAAACTGTTCTTGATTAAGTAACTGCATCTGCAACATCATCATTAGCATTTGGTTTCCAGAGTTGAGCAACATTTCATCAGTATTTGTTCTTGTTACAAAACAACGGAAATCTTCAATATTCATGTCTTTTGTAACATTAAATATCCTTACCCCTCCATCACCTGTTGCTATTGCCAATTGTCTTTCATTGTCGGCATATATTCTCTTTCCAACAGTAACTATACTTTGATACATTTGCTCAAATATATTTACTATGGCATTATAGAATGGCTCCTGCATTAAAGAACCTCTTTGTAATAACAATTGGGTGACGCCAACTAATTGATCTGAGCCTGTTGACTCTCCCTTTAGTGCCTCGTTAACACCGGTAACATCTTGAACGTGCTTTGACATCATATCAAGCATATTGAATATCACCATTGTTCCTTGTCTTACTGTTCCATCATAGTTTCCTACAACATTCTGAATTCCCCTTCCCCTAGCATCAACAATAATAGGCTTTGACAAGTTCATGTTTCTCAAAGTCTCTTGTTCTCCCATGTCAGGATCAACAACTGACCTATCAACAATAGTTCCTGCTCCCCTTGAGTTGTTAACTTGATTTTCTGCTATTGAAAACAATCTATTTATAAATCTTTGTGGGTCAATAACGTCATCAATAGGAGACAATACTTCACCATCTACATATCCCCAACAATAAGTTTTATAAGGAAATTTAACGTGGTTATAATCATAAACATCAGTTTCTTGATAAGGAACAATTCCCCATTCAAGCATTACATCTTTTTTATCTTCTTTCTTTGAGTCTGTAGGATAAGCTAAACATTCAACAGGAATAATAATTCCCTGTCTTAATGTTTCAATATACATATTGGCTTTTTTATTTCCTTTTAATCTTGTTCTTGATATTTCATTATTTACTTCAATCAAGTCTTTATCTGTATATCTTGGCTTGTCTTCTCCAGGATAAGTGAAATTTATCTTTGTAAAATGAGGATAACCAAACTTATCATATACATATCCCATTTCATACTTTTCGGTATCTTTCCAATAGTTATGATAAACAGGAACCCTACCATTTGGAGCATACATATTATTATTAAATGTATTGTTGCTCATTGAAGTGTTGGCAGACCATGTAACAGAGAAATTTTCAATAGCTTTTTTCTGATAATCAGGAATGTTTGGCCATTGTTCAAATATCTCTTCTGGAGTCATATATTCAACCTCTCCCATGTATGAAGCATCATTCAAGTCTGGGTAAATAGCAGTTCTGTCAAAGTAGAAGTTTTCCGCCTTGATTTGCTTAAATACCTGTTGAGCAGCATATTCAAATTCTTTTATAATACCTATTCCATTCAAAGCAAGGTCAAGAGCAAGTAAAGGTTGAAGGTTGTGAAATTTATTGTATTTTTCCACATACTCAACAAGATAATTCATCACCTTTTCATACTGATCTACATACAAATTATCAAACATTATCTCTGTTTCTTCCATGTTTTTTCCAATAGGAAGTTTTTCTCTCAAAAAGTCTCCAAAAGGACCTTCTGCCATCTCTGTATAAAAATACATTTCAGATAGTTTCTTTTCTCTTCTTGAAACAGCTCTCGATGATATACTTTGAACTTTAAAATTAATAGCCATACGAACAGCATTCCCTCTGAACTGTTCAACTATTGGTCTAATAATGTTCTTTGTTAATTTTAAACGATTTCTTTCATTTCCCTCGTCATCCTTCAAGAAAGACTCAAGGTCAACATCAAAAACCCATTGGTCATTGATGTAAAATCTTTTGTTTATCCAAGCCTTGTCTAAAAACCTTGCGTGTTGAGGCGTGTTAGCAGCAGACAAACAATAACGCGACCACTTTCTATGGTAGTCAATGTCTTTTTCTTCTGTTAAAGTGTTTGGCCTTGGCTCTGATTGAGGGAATAAGAATAACATTTTTAGTCTTTTATTTTATGGAATTTTTCTATTGATTTTTCTCCTGGCTTTTTATCCTTGTCTTTGGTTGTAACTCCAAATCCTTGTTCTGCTGTTGCTATTAAATCAGGCAACATCTGTGAAGTTGTCCTACAAAAATTAGCATACTGATTTCTTGCTGACCAATCTACTTTTTTTGTTGGATTTCCCTCGTTATCAAATTGTATAAAGTCATCATCTGATACATCTACCATTCTCTCAAGATTAACAATCATCTTCTCAATCATTTTTTTAGACCTAGACCTAAATTCGGGCCTCATTGACTTCCATTTTTCGATTGCATCTTGAATATAAGAAGGCCATTTTTTAGATAGCCACATTAAATAGAATTCTTTTTCTACATTATCAGAACTTTCAAAAACAGCTTTTATTGATAATTCAACTGATTTTTCGTGTCCTAATGTTAAAAAATAATATGGAGATGTTGGATTAGAATAGTACCAAGTAAGCAATAATTCATTTTTTGTGAGAGGCTTAAACTGGACAATATCATGTAATTCTGGATATTGAATCCTTAAATCTTTGTTATTTTTAGGTTCATATAAAACCTCACTCATATCTTTTTCTTTATGTTAACTCTTTTTAAATTCCAATTTTTATCATAAGCTAATCTGCTCACAATTTTTAATTTTTTACTCTCAACTGCCTTATTTTCACAAACTTTGTTTGGAAAAGAAAGCATACAAATATACGAAAAAGCTGTTGCATCCAAAACATCATCTCGATGATACCTTCTATCTATTGGCCCCCACGTCTCTTTTCCTGTTCCTGTTATCTCACAAGTAAATGTTTTTAATTGATAATAGAATATAGGCATATATATCCTTTCTCCGTATATATTTATTAATTCAAATAGTTTATCAACAACAAGTCTTTTCCTGCGCTCCTTTGTGTCAATACCAACCAAAAGATTTGAAGAAGTCCTAAACATTTGTGGTAATTCTGAATTTAAAACAAGTGAATTCTCAAAATTTCTACCCTTACTTATTTTATATTGCCTATATGCCATCCCAATATTTGATTCAAGTAATTCTGGTATAGGATTCACTCCATCGCTTGAATAGAATAAACCAAGCAACATTACTTGTAAATATATATAGTGAGTATCTGTACTTCTAAAATTTAATGTTGCTGTTATTGTGCTATATTCTTTATCCCACACGCATGAAGCCATATTTGACAATCCTGCATCAGAAGCAATAGGGTCAGTTCCTTGATAATACCTGTTTACCCAACCCTTTTCCGGCATCAAGAATATGGAAACAGTTTTTCTTGGATCATTGTCCTCTGTTGGAATAAAGTTAGCGCCTATTACTTTATAAGGAATATCGGAACTTTCATCGTAAGGTTGGGAATAATCAAAAACAGGCTCAAAATATCCATTCTTTATAATTGTATTAGACCTTGCTATTCTTGTTATCTGATTATTTATAAAAGAGCCATCTACAAGTGTCTTTGCTTGTGTCATGAACACATCATCAAGAGTTGTAGGGTATTGTTGGTGGAATTCTATCTTTGATTTCTCCGCATCAGGACCATCTTTACTATAAAATATATTTTTCATAGTATCGTAGAAAGATTGGTCTATTCCAGGTCTTGTTGTCCAATCAAAGAATATAGGAACTATACATGGCCTAAAGTCTCTTTCGTTCCATTTCTTGTATACAGACATAAATTCTGTGTAAAGAGCCTGTCCGCCTTTTGCCATTTCCCCTCCTGTACCCCAAGCTATAAATCTTCTCAACATTTTTATCTTTCCTGTTGAAGCATCCTTTCTAAATAATGTTGGCATTCCATTCTCCAATATTCGTGAGAGTATTCTAATATTTCCCGCCTCATCTATAAATATCTCTGAAGGAGATCCACCGGAAATAGCTGTTTCAGTTGGAGCTGCTACCTGCATCCTTGAGTTAGCACCCTCTTTCTCACCCTTTTTACCATAACCAAATGCAAATGTATTTTGGGAAGAGTTTTTAACTGTCGGTCTCATGAACTCTGGAAGTTCAGTATAAGGATATTGCACCTTATCATTAAAAATCTCTATACCTTTTTCCTCATCTTGAGTAATAAACTTTATAAAATGGTTTCTTCTGAAGATTAGGCTTTTAAGCGCACAAGCATTCAGCGTAGTAGTTGCAGCAACCTGTCTTGGTTTAACAAATATAATATTGTAGCCACAATCATATAAATATATCAATGTTCTTAATGAAGGTGTACTCTTATATTTAAAAGAGCCTCTTTCTTCCTCAGAATCTTTTACATATAGGTATTTATCTATAAAGTAAAGGGTATTTTCGTAGCACCTGTCAATCTCTTGCATCTCATACTCTTCATCATCTAAATTCTCATTCTTCTCCTGCGACATCCAATAATCAGCCTGATTACAATACAACTCAAACTTTTCGTAATAAACCCTGTTTTTAAAGCCTGAGTTTATAGAGTCAACAAATTCTACAAAGTCTTTTTCATGTTCTGTCTTAGATTCTGGTAGCCACTCTTCTCTTGTAATATCAGACCTTAATCTTCTATTACTCTCTTTCTCCTTTAATTCTTTTCTCGCTAACTCTTTTATAGATACTTCTTCCTCTTCTGTATTAGCAAATACATAGTTTTTGTCTGCAATTAATCCATTATCAGACAATATTTTTAACTTCTTTTTATCTAAATCAGTTCCACTATCGTACAACTGCTTTAAAAATGATAAGTATTTATCTGATATTACTTTGTTTTCCAATTCCATCTCTCAGTTCTTTTTGTATTATTCCAAGTAAATTTTCCAATTTCTCAATTAATCTTTTTTCTTTATTTTTTATGCTTATTGTCTTTACAATCATTGGTCCATCGGGAGGCAAAATAAAATCAGTATTATTTATTACAATAAGATCTCCTATACAACTATGCAACATTTTTACAGCATCAAATAAAAAGTTACTTTTTGCCGTAGAACTATTTATTTGTGGAACACTTCTTTTATGTATTCTTGCAACTTTTGAATAAACAAGATTCTTTTGCTTTCTTTTTGTTCCAAACATCTCAAAAACATCATCATTTATTTCGTCAATAAATTCTATTATATTCTTACTATATTTATATGAATTATCTATAAAGCATAAAAGGAAACTGCCATTTTCAATATATTGCAAAGTTTTACATACGCTTATTTGTATATGTTTAATTTTAAAATTATAATCCGCCAATTTTATACTTACATCTAAATCTGAATAACTTGTTCCCTCTTCCCATCTATTATCTGGACACTTTTCCAACAATGACCTTGTTTTAGCTGCTATAGGACATTTACATAATCCGCATACAGAACCTTTTTTTAACTTTTGTTTTAAAGCCTTATTTGTTACTGTGTCAACTATTGCCTCAACAAACTTTGATTGTTCTATATGAGTACATTGAGCACACTTTAATGCTCTTGATATTGCAATAGTTTCAATAGCTTGTGAAGGAAAAATTAAATTACCCCAACCATTTATTATACTTCTTAAATTAAAAACTTTACTCATATATTGCAAAAATAGTTATTTATTTGTTAAAACGTTAACTATACAATTGTCAATAGTAATTAGTTAACTATAATTAACTAGCGAACTATATAACTTTGAATAAATAGATAACTGTTTAACTAGCGAACTCAATAACTATAGGCTATATATAAATTTGTAACTCTTGAGTAGTGGTTGTCAATAATTATTTTTAAAAGAAAAGAAAAGGAAAAAAGAAACAAGTCAGAGAAGAAACTTAAAAAGGAAAAGAAAAGAAAAAGCTCCCCCGAAAACTTATCTTAACCTGATTTGCTCCTCAAAGGAGCATTTACCTGGTCCAACATTATCTCTAATGAAGTTTGCCTTTTACAATCACCTTTGGCTTTGATGATGTTGGTTTAAATACAATCAAGAGGAATAAAAAGGAGGCAAGCCGTTGTAACAAAGCGCACTCATGGACAAAAGACCATAATTACTCAACGACTTGCCTATATGATTAGTAAATTTTAAATCCATCGCGCTAACTTTGTTAAGGCAAATGTATATACTATTATTTAAACAAACAAGCAATATTTTCAATCAATTTTGATTTTTAACAAATATTTTTTATAAATTTGTGGCAATTAATAACTTAAATAAAAATAATTTATGCCCTCAAACCAACAATTCGTTAACACAAATACAGCAACTTGTGTTAATCCACAGCCTGTTAATATGGCAGATTGTTTAGCTTTTTCATCAGCAGATGCTTCTGCTCTTCCAAATGCTAATCCTGCATATTACTACATTGTGTTTAAAATGGTTAATGGTGTAGATGTGAAATGGTCATATACGGATTCAACTGATAGAGATACTGATTACGCAAATGTAATAGTAGCAGTAGCAACAACTGTTTAACAATTAAAAATTAAAAATTATGCCAGTAAATAACGATCAGTTTTTAATGTCAACTTACGCTACTGATGCAAAACCAATAAACGCTAATGAATGTGGCGCTATTCAAAAATTAGATTTACCTGCAATTCCAAATTCAACACCTGCAAAATATTTGATTGTTTTCAATATGAATGATGGAAATACTTATAAATGGAACTATCAAAAAATAGGAGATAGGAACGCAGAGTATAACAACATACAAGCTGTTATTACACAAACAGTATAAAAAACATTGTTGGGAACTCAGACAGAATCTGAGGATTCGACAATACATAAAATAAACTTCCGAGTGGCCAACTACCACTCGGTTTTTTTTAAATACAAAACATGACAAAAAAATACTTAAACATTTTTGACCTATCTCTATATCCTAATGCTACAGTTTTTATAATATCAGCAAAAGAATATGGAAAGATAGTATCAATAAATTACGAGTTAAATACAGTAACCGTAAAATTATCAAACGGAAATAAAGAAGTATTTCATCCATCAAGAATAAGGCTGTGCCTTATAGATGTACAATCAATACACAAGCATATATCAGAAGAATCAGAAAGAATAGGTAAAGAAGAAGGAGAAGAAATAGAAATGCTATACATGATTAAAAAGAATGTAGATGTATTTGGTTGGATAGAAAAAAAACTAGCTGTCAAGAAAAAAAGGTCCTTTAACAAAAATTGTGTTGTGGAACAAAATAACTAACTTTAGTTTTGCATCCATGATTTCAATTATTTTAATAGCTATATCAGGAATGTGCTTTGCAGTTGCAGATTCACTAGGTGTTCTGTTTTATGATAGCATTTTCTATAGAATTATATGTTGGAAAAGTCAACATAGAGAACAATGGTGGAACTCTTCTATATCTTGGAAAAATAAATATAGAAATGGATTAGTGTATAGGGGAAGAAAATCATTTAGATTATTCTCAGTTAAGTTTCCTATACCATCTTTGTTTTTCTCCGCGTTTGACCTATTTAATACTATTCATATAATCACAATGCTATTGTCAATATCTTTATACACTACCATTGTATCTCCTTTTTATGTTGATTTTATTATTCTTTTATTAATATGGAACTCTTCATTTATATTTTTTAAATCAATTTTTGTAAAGTAAAAACATTAAAATTTGTAAAATATGAACAAACAAGAATCTAAGTTTTTTATAATAATGTTAATGGCGGGATTTACGCTATGCTGTTGGTTTTTGATTTTGATACACAATGATAATATGGACCTTAAAAAAGAAATAAAAGAATACAAAAAACATGAACTACTACCTAAACAGATACCCGCTTGTTGCGATAGTATCAAAAGAAGCTCTACCGGAGTTTAAAAGATTCGGCTCACAAGACATGGGTTGGGATGAGGAAAAAGACATTCCACTATTAAGCGAACATCTACATAAAGTTGTTTGGATAGATGAAGATGCTTTTGAAAGCAATATGAAGAGGCTTGTTAAGTTTCTTTTTAGAGCAACAATGAATCAAAGCCAGGCTCTACAGTTAGCAGAGGATCAACTATCAAGCATACTTAGAAGAGATCCATTCATACCTGAGTATTTTGGGTTTGAGGATAAAGGCAATATGATTTTCCAGAAAGAAGATGTTATAATGGAGATGATAGGCGGGGGAAGATATAGGATTAATTTTGGAGACAGCATAGAGTTAGAGTTATTTATTCCCACCGCACTTGTAGGATTTTTTGTTATGGCTTCCTTTGGAATTATTTCATTTGAAGATGATAAAATATAAGTATGCCAGATATAACTAAATGCACAGGAGAAGATTGCCCTGTAAAAATAGAGTGCTACAGGTATACATCTGTACCCAATCAACATTACCAAGCATACTTTACATCCCCTCCAATAAAAAAAGGAAAGTGTGATTTTTTTTGGGGAGAATTACAAAAATCAGTACATAGTCAATTAAAAGAGATAGTTAAACCAAATAAAAAAAAGAAAAAATGAAACCATTTATTTTTGGCCTATTATTAGGCGCAGTAGTAAGCTACATAATTATTTTAGCAATTCTAAAAACAATAAAAAAAATATAAGCATGATACTAAAAGTAGGTTCAAAAGGAGAGGCAGTTAAATCTTTACAGACCTTTCTAAATATCACAGCAGATGGTATATTCGGTAAAAACACAGAAGCTGCCGTTAAACAGTATCAAGAGAATCATGGTCTTGTACCAGATGGTATAGTCGGGAAAAGAACATGGACATCTATGGGATTGGCAGCTACAGATAATGCAGAAAGGCCAGACATAATAGAAGAACAAGATATTACTCTTGATATTAAAAAGTCATACCTTCCAAAAGGACAATACATTGAGGCTAATGTTAAAAAGCAATGGATATTCCTACATCACACAGCAGGTTGGCAGAATCCATACGGAACTATATCTGGGTGGGCAAGAGATGATAGAGGAATGGTTGCTACAGAGTTTGTTATCGGAGGGCAGTCAATTTATGGCAATGATAATAAATATGATGGAGAGGTAGTACAGGCTTTCCCTGCCGGAAGCTATGGTTGGCATCTTGGAATTGGAAGAACAGCCATGCACATGAACTCTGTAGGTATTGAAGTTTGCAATTTCGGGAATCTAAAGGATGGTAAGACTTGGGCGGGAGGGACAGTAGTTGAATCACAAATCGTTAAACTAAAACAAAAGTTTAAAGGAGCTGAATACTACCACAGATATTCAGACACTCAACTAAAAGCATTAAAGCAGCTAATACTATTTATAGCAGAAAGAGACAATATAGATCCAAGAAAAGGAATCAGGCAGTTAATTGAAGCAAAAGGAGTATTCCCAGCATTTGAAATGACCGATGCTAAATACTGTTCAATGAATCCTGGAATGTACACACATGTTAATGTATTTGCGGGTAAATGCGATATGTTTCCACAGGTTGAAGTAGTGGATATGATAATGAGTTTATGAGTTATGTCGCATAACGAATGGTGCTATACGCTCGTTTTAATGGCGTATAGCACGTGTTACAGGTAGTAGGGATTTTTACCACAAAACTTAATTAGAAGTACAAACTAAAAAGAATTAAAAAAAAGAGCGATGGCAAAAATATTAGTAGCTTGTGAAGAAAGTCAAGCAATAACAAAAGCATTTAGAAAATTAGGACACGAAGCATTTAGTTGTGATTTGCTTCCTTGTAGTGGAGGACATCCAGAATGGCATTATCAACAAGATGTTTTTGAAGTGATTGATAAAGGATGGGATATGATGATTGCCCACCCACCTTGTACGTATTTATCAGTTGCAGGTGCTTGGGCAATGTATAATAAAGATGGAAGTATAAATGAAGTGCGAATGAAAAACCAAAATGATGCTTTGGATTTTGTAAGAAAACTAATGGATGCACCAATAAAACATATTGCGATAGAAAACCCTATAAGTGTTATTAGTAGCCAAATCAGAAAGCCCGACCAAATTGTGCATCCATATCATTTTGGAGAAAAGGCAAGCAAAAGCACTTGTTTATGGTTGAAAAATTTACCAAAATTAAAGCATACAAATGTTGTTGAAAAAGGCGAGTTTAAGGAGTGGGTGGATAAAAAGAGTGGTAAAACAAAACGACAATCTACTTGGATTTATGATTGCTTACAACAAGCAAAATCACCCGAACATTTAAGAACATTACGAAGCAAAACATTTCAAGGAATTGCAGATGCTATTTCAGAACAGTGGGGAGGTTTTTTAAATTCTTTTTCTAACGAAAATGTTTAATCGAAGCACTTCACCCCTATTACCTGTAACTCGTTTATAAGCGCACCTTTTGTAACATATATAGTACAAAAATGTTACATTTTGTCCTTTATGTGATACATTAAAATTATACGCGATCAGGTATAAAACAACCTAAAGTAGCATATTTTATATGCGATAGGGTATAAAAATAAAAACATGAACAAACAATTAATACAGAGAATAGAGGAGATCTTCTTAGAAAAGCTCAAAGAAAAGACAGGGTGGGGGAGAAATCAAATAATAAAGATTTTCAAAGAGTCCATCAAAGAAGCTCTCTTAGAATTTGTAGATAAATAATACAGCATGAACTACCATCAATCAACAGGAAAGACCATACAGCAGTCTTTCGAGGAATACCATTCCTTAAACCCAATAGTGTATAGCCACTTTAAAAGATTAGCATTTAAAGCCATTGATGCGGGGAAGAAAAAGATTTCCTTCAAGATGATTATGAATGTCATCCGGTGGGAAATATTCTTAACAGTAGAAGAGCCAACTCTATTCAACCTAGAAGGCAAATTAACAAAGTTTAAAATTAATGATGCTTATGGCAGCAGATACGCTCGTATCTTTGTCGAAGAATTCCCAGAGCATAAAGACAAAATAGAATTAAGAAGATTAAGGGCATGATTATAGAAATAGACACAAAAGAAGAAGTTATAGATGTAGAACTAACATTCGAAACTTCAAAAGTAAATGACAGCATAGGCAACTATGACTACTCAGGATTCCAATACTATGATAGCCAGGATGATAGAATAGTTGTAGATAAGTTTGAGTGGGATGAGTCTCTATACTCAGAAGCTCAAAATAAAACAATAAAAAAGTACATTTATAATAACTTCCCAGAACTTGAGGAAAGAGTAATAGAAAAACTATGATGGACAATAAAACAGCAGTAATGTGGTTGGCAGAACAACTTGAAAAGTATGGAACCACAGAACATCTACAGATCTCGTGGGAAAAGCTAGATAAGTTGGTCCAAAGAGCAATCAAAATAGAACAGAGAGAAAGAGTAGAAATATTCAGAGGAGGAAATGAGATAGTTAGAATGGCTACCCAAATAATAAGAAAAAAGAGAAACAATGAATAAAGAACAACAAGAAAAGCACCTAGAGCATATCTTCTCCAAAATGCGGGAAATAATGCTTAAAAAAGGAAATGACTATGCCACACAAGACAGGCTAAGTAACTTCAAACTCGCAGGAAATATCTGTGGAATATCCCCAGAAATACAATGCCTATCCCTCATAGCCACAAAAGTAGCAAGACTATCCGTACTTTTGCATAACCAAAATAAGCCTAACTATGAAAGCATTAGTGATAGCATCATTGATCTTATCAATTACTCAGCTCTGTTGGATATGCTACTCTTTGATAAAGAAGAAAAGAAAACAAAAACAAGCCTTAAAGAAATTGTCCAGAACAAAACAATTGAATATTGGACAAAAACACAAACAACATAGCAATCATGAAAACATCAACAATCACACAAACAATCCTTAACGGAGAAACCTACTACAAAGGATTCTCAATCCAAAAGATTGAAAAGACAGACAGAACAATAGACCACGAACAAAGAAAGAGATACTACGTCTACAGAGCCTATAGGCGGGGAATAATTGATAAGGTCCTCCCATCAAAACTAGAAGCCTGTAACTTTATAGACAACTTCATAACAGGACTAACATCTTACCATACACTCCTTACAAACAACAAAGGACTACTCGATAACCTATTAACTGACATAGAACCTATAAACAACTAAAACCAATAAATAACCAACCAAACAAGAGCCTACTGTAAATTAGTAGGCTTCTTTATTTATACCCCCTCCCATATCACATAATCGGAAATAAACCGATTAAACAAGTCGCATTTTGCGACCTCAAAATAAATAAGCCTTTAAAACAATAGAAAATACCCAAAAGGTATAAAAGGACACAAGAACATACAAAGTGCCTTAAAATCAATTTAAATCATGTTCTAATGGTATTTTAGATAGCATAAATAATATAGCGCCACAACACCCCCTCCGGTACAATAAAAACAGAAGCCAATTTCCTACTACAAATAATACACTTTGAACAAGTACCCATGTGATTTGCATTTCTATGTGGGTGGGGGAGTATGCGTACCTTTCACCCCCTCCCCCGTTCCCGTTTCCCCAAGCGAAGCCAAGCGAAGAGGGGGACAAGGGGACACAAAATATTTTCTTATAATATCTATTATGTTAAGTACAGGTTTATGTAGCTGATATTCAGTTTTTTATCTGTGTTAAATGTATTTTTTGTAGTATTATTTCAGATTTTAACATATTTGCTTATAGTACGTTTTAACAATTTTATGTTAAATTAACAAATAGGACCAAGAAAGGAACTGAAAAAGATTATTTGTTAAATTTGTTAATTGCTTATTTAGAATCGTTCTAAATAATGAACATTTAACAATTTTAACGTTTTTAACATTCACCATTTTTTTAGCTCAAAAAGTTAACGTGATAATATTATTATCAAAGTATTGATAATCTTATTTGCTCTGCTTCGCTCCTCTTTTTTTATGTTCTTTTTGTTATGTTTATTTTTTTAGGTAATTATTTAAAGGATATTTTTTTTATTGCCGGTACAACAGGATCTACAGGTACAACAGGATCTACATGTTTTGTTTATTGGTTTGTTTCTTATCTCTTCTCTCTCTGTGTTAGTTCTTATCTTTATATTTCCCGCCCGAGGCCTCACAAAGGCATTATTTTTATTTTCATTCTTATTTCCTACTATAATTAAGTATTTTAACATTCTTTAACATTTATACTATTGACTTATTAGTTTATAGTAGTATATTTGCACTCATAAAACAATAACACAATAAAAACACACACAATGAAAACAACACACAACACACAAAAAAAGTTAGTATTAAATTTTAATTACTTCCTTTATGTTTTAGCCTTATTTTTAATCTGTCTTTTATTCTCTTGTTCCTCTTCAAAATGTTGTACTGGAGTGCAAAGTAAAAAGGCAATAAATAAGGCAATAAGCCATAAAAGTAACTTTATTAAAAAGAAATACAATTTATAAAACTTTATTCCCCCGCTTTTTGTGGGGGATATTTAAAAAATTTCAATCATGCAATATCTAAAATCATACACCGCCAACGATGGCACAATACTAATAAGATACAAAGATAAAACAGGATATATTAATATAGTTCCTCTCTTTGTATGGAAACAAATTAAAAACAAATAAAAAAATAAACAACACAAAAAACACACACAATGAACACACAAGAAAAAACAAACACAATTAGCGAATTAAGAGAGATAATAAATTTCGCTAATGAAAACGGAGAATATCCTAAAGACTTATTTTCATTCATACAAGAAAAACAAATAAGTCTTAAAAATATCATATACTCAATAAAAAATCATGATATTTATTTAGATGATATTTTAGGAGATAAAAATTGTTTTGAACACAATGGATATTTTTATAATTGCGAATTATGGATAATAACAAGAGAAGATGAAGTTGTTTACGTTGATGATGCTAACTTTTGCGAATACTCACAGGAATATACAACGGAAGATATTACAGAAGTAAAAATAAGTAGGAGAGAATCTCAATACTGGAGTGAAAGTAAAGCTGAAAGATACGCTTATTTATATGGGGGTGATTATTACGAAAATTTAGAAAATTTCGACCTTGTTACCTGTACTGATGATGATGAAATTTACCACATTGATGACCTTTATTATTGGGAATCTGACCAAGAATACCACTTAGAATCCGAAGAAGAATCAGAAATTTATGTAAACGATTATCACTCAGGAAAACATGAAAAAATAACATTTACAGAAAATCAAAAATTCTTTATTGGTTATGAAATAGAGAAAGAAGATAAAGAGATAAAAGAATCTATTTGTATAAGTGATTTTAAGAGTAATTGCCCTAAGTGGAGAAAGGAAAGAGATGGTAGTTTAAATTCTGAATCAGGGTTTGAATTAATTTCACCCACAATGGAATTAAATGTACAAGAGATAGAAAAGTATATTAGAAAAAATAAAACGCTCATAAGCCATATAAACGCGGAAAAATCGAATTCTTGTGGCGGGCATATAAATATTTCACAAATAGACTTAACAGGAGAAGAATTATTCGACAAAATTAAAGGATATACGCCCCTATTTTATGCCTTATATCATAAAAGAGTAGATAAAGACTATTGCAAAGGAAAGAAAAATACAGAATTAAAAGGTCAAAACGAAAAATATCAAGCCATTAAGATACATGATAACAGGGTAGAATATAGAATTATTAGTGCTGTTCCGAATTTCAATACTTTAATCTGGAGAACTAAATTATTTGATTTTATTTTAAATAACCAATCTTCCTGCCCAAAAGACGTATTTTTTAAAATTAATACATCACCATTAAAGGAATTATTAATGGAGCAATACCCAAACGAAAAATTTGAAGTATTAGTTAACAGGATTATATCCTTTACTCTTCAGTTCGAAAACATACAACTAAAAAAATAAAAATAACAATACAAAACAATTAAAAAACAAAAATTATGTGCATAGCAATTTTAAACACCAAAAACAAATTAAAACTTGATTATTTAGAAAATTCATGGGAAAATAATAATCAAGGCGGAGGATTATTGTATAATCACAACGGAAAATTAATAACCTTTAAAACTTATTCTAAGGAAATATTTATCGAGGAATACTACAAAGTTAGAAAGAAAATCACCGGTAAAATAGTGCTACATTTCAGAATAGCTACGTCAGGGCACACGCCTTATGTTAACTTACACCCATTCAAAGTCAATGATAATTTAGGCTTTGTACATAATGGAATAATTAACGGAATAGGCAATAAAGAATATTCAGATACATATTTCTTTAATGAGATGTTAAGAGAATTAAAACACGATTTTTTAAACTGCAAACAGACTAAAAAATTAATAGCAAACTATATTGGTAGTAGTAAATTAGTTTTTCTTGATAGCAAAGATAACCACACTATTATAAACGAAAAATTAGGGCATTGGCACGAAGGGGATTGGTTTTCAAACGATAGTTATAAAAGCTATTCAGACTTTGTTTATTATGGTAATGAGAAAGTTTATAAGACAAGTAAAAAGAATGAAATCAGCGAAAAGGAATTTAACGACAGACTTTCTTGGTTTTCAAATACTATGACTTATAATTTAAGTTACTTGGCTGACTTGTTAGAAGTTGAGGAAAAAAGCTATGATCTAATAGAAAATATCGAAGATATTTCATTCACTATAAATTCATTAGATATTGAAAGAATCATTGATTATGTTCTTACAGAGCTTTATAATGATGAACAAATTAATGATAAATTCCTATATTAAAAAACTTTGCAGAGGGAGGGAATTTCCCGCCCTCTGTTTTAAAAAAAACAAATATGGAAAGCAATAAATTAAACGAACAGGAAATTGTTGACACAATGGGAATGTACTTTGAAATTTTTTCTGTAATAGACAAATACAAAGAAATTAAGCCAACAGAAAAACTGATGAAAATACTACATTCAGATTACAATAATTTAAAAATGCAATACACAGAAATTCAAAAACAAAGAAATAAATAAATAACAAATTAAAAAATAAACTTATGGAAAAAATAGAAATTAACAAATTAGAACTTGCTTCTGAACTTGCACACGAAAAATTAATGAATGAATGGAGTAATTCTATAAAAATTTATGAAAATGAAACTGATAGTGTAACAAATTACACAGAAGAAGCACAAGAAATATTTAATCAATTCTATGATGAATATTTAATATTAATAGAGTCTTGCAAAACAAATTAACAAACAATTTAAAATAACAACATAATGAAAAATATTAAAGAGTATAAAATTACTCCTGTAAAAAATGATATAAAAATACCGAAAGAAACTATAAAAGATAGCATATCTGCATACAATGTTATAAGACAATTTTGGAATGAAGATATTGAAGTTTATGAATCTGTATTTATATTGTTAACTAATAGAAGAAATAATACAATAGGGTGGGCAAAAATTAGTCAGGGAGGAATATCAAGTTCAATAATAGATATAAAAATTGTATGTAAATATGTAGTTGATAGCTTTGCATCTGGAGTAATTTTAGCACACAACCACCCTACAGGAAACTTAAATCCTAGCGAAAGTGATATAAAAATAACCAAACAAGTAAAAGAAGCAATAAAAGTTTTTGATTGTGAATTAATAGATCACCTTATAATAACACCAGAAAACAATTATTTCTCTTTTGCTGATGAAAGAGTAATATAAACAATAAATAAAAAATAAATCTATGAAAAACAAAAATCAAAAATCAACTAATGTTTATGAAATAAACACAACTGCATGGGATGAAGAAAATTTTTACTTGCTAACTACCCTTACAGAAAAACAAGTTATAAAAGTAATTAAACCTATTGTCAGTAAGGAAAGAAGAAGTAATTCAGATGAATATTTTTATGACAATGAAACACTAGTTAGTACTTTAATTGAAAAATATCCTGATGAAGTGGTAGAATTTTATCAATCATTTGAAACAATAACAATTTAAAAAATTAAACAAAATGTATAAAACAAAATGCAACATGGAAAAAGAAAAAGCAATTGAAAGGATCGAAGAGATCCGACACGAAATAATTAACCAACGAGTTAGTTATGGTGAGTTACTAGAATTGTATGAGCTAAGAGAGTTTGTAGATATAAACGACCTTGAACTTATGCAATGGATATATGATGAGGAAGAGTACAATGCTTTAAATAATAACCAATAAAAACAAACCTATGGAAAACACAGAAATCAAAATTGAAAAAAATGTACCTATTCCAGACAATAAAAAGAAAGGTAGAAAAACCATGTACCCATTCCATGTAATGAATGTAGGAGATAGCTTCTTTGTAGATGATATGCTTCCCCGCTCATTGTACCAAACATCAAGAACTTTTGCTAACAGAAATTCTTTAGATTGGAAATTTAAAGCATCTAAAGAAGGGGAAAACGGAACAAGGATATGGAGAATAAAATAAGCAAAAGAGAAATTTTAGTACAGGAACTAGAATTTCTCAAAATAGAAAAGAAAAAATGTACTCTAAATTCTGATAGATACAAATTCATACAGGCAGTAATAAATTACATAATTACAGAGATAAACTACTATGGTGACAAAAATAAAGGTTACAGGGAATAAAACTATCCTGACAGAATGTAATAAAACAGAGCTGTCAAACCTCAAACAGAGAATAGAATTTATGAAACGATCTTATGAGGAAATAGATAAGCTGATAGGCTATATACAGGAATATCCAGATATGCCTATAGATAAACTGATGAGAATATCTACAGGAAACTCCCCACGAATATACCGGAACACGAAAAAAGAAAAAGTTTACATTTATAAAAACATAAAAGTATATGAAAAAACAAGAGAAAGAAAAACAAGAAAAAAACTCAGTCAAGATAACTGAGATATTATCTGAGGAAGAAATTAATACCCTCAAGAAATACTACGATTGCAACCAATGGAACGAAGCAAGAAGGTACTTAAACGAGGAGGACAGAAAGAAACAACTACATGACAAAGGAATATTGGCTGACTACCTATTCTACTACCTGTTCTACATTTTTTCGGACAACAAACAATAAATGAACTAATTAATAGAAAAATCAAATAATAGAAAACTTTAAGAAAAAATAAATACTTTTGCTATTGCGCGCAAAAATAGGTGGGGGAAGTTTTATGTGTGTTTACTTCCTCCACTTTTTAAAACAAACACAAAATATTAAATGAACAAATTTTTAAACAACATGAATACAGAAAAAATAACTCACAGAAAAATCTTTGAATTCTATCCTGGACTGATGCTGATAAAAACAGCTCCAAAAGAAATAAGAAGAATAAGAGAATTCATAATTGAAAAAGACAATAAACTTTTTTTAATGGATGAATCATTTGAATTCTACGATACAGGGGAAATTGAATTCTGGCAAATAGTAAGCAACAAAGGATATACAAACCTAGACCACCTATGCCAAGATATTCTAATGAAAAAACAATTACTAATAGGTCTTAATTGATAAGGGCAACAAAAATATACGAAGTTTACCCCTTTCTTTTGGATGAGCAGATGGGCACTCCAGAAGAAATTAAAAAACTATCGTATAAGGAAAGGAAAAAGATGAAAGAATATGTTGAATATATTGTACTAACTGAACATTCAAAAGTCTCATTATTTACGGAAATACCATTCGTGAACGAGGAAGGAGAACTAGATTGTATGTACATAATATTTGATGAATTTAATAGCATAGATGAACTGTTAGATGGAAATAGATTGAAAAACATATCTTTAGTTTCACTTAATTAATTCCTTAAAAAAACCTAAAAAATTAAACTATTAGAAAAAATTTCGATATTTGCAAGTATTAATTAAAAAACAAATAAAAAATGAAAGCAAAAAAATCAGGCGCTAAAATGCCAGGTGCAGGAATGGCGAAGAAAGTAACCATGAAAGCAAGCAAAGGAAGTATTAAGCCTTCCGCTAAGAAAATGACAATGAAAATGGGAACTGCTAAAAAGGCTTCCGCTAAATTGTCATACGGAAAAAAGATGAAATAATTTATGAAAAAATCATCTAAGCATCCAGGCTTCAAAGCTGTTCAAAAGAAAATTGCATCTAAGCAAGGAATATCTATGGACAGAGCAGGAGCTATCTTAGCAGCAGGGGCGAGAAAAGCATCTCCCTCCGCTATCAAAAAAAATCCAAGTCTGAAAAAAGTATCAGGCGTGGTAAAGAAAAAATCCAAATAAATAAAAATCCCCTTGCCAATTCTTAGGCGAGGGGAATTTAAAAAAATCAACTACAGAATGGACATACCCTCAGAATTGAACGAGATTCATCAGTCACTTTTTTATAAAAACGATAGACTGAGAGTATTGGAATTAAAGAAATTCCTTACAGAAAATTGTTACCTGCCGGAAACAATAGCGCAATTAGAAAAGTCAAAAATAGCCAAGCAATTAGCCGAACAATTACCATTATTAACCCTTAAAGAACTATTAAAAAAACATGGAATCAAGTGAACATGAAGAAGTTTTAATTAAACACAGGATATTTTTATCCCTAATAGCAGTATCAACCCACCTAAGAGCTGACTATACTCCAAAGGCACTCAAACTATTTAAAGATGAACTTAATGTAGTGTATGAGGAAACTAGGAAAAAACTTGATGAGGAACTTGTAGATCAAGAACCTTTAATCAGAAAAAAGGCTTTCTCCCGCGCACAACATAAGTTAATCGACAAACCTTTCAGCGAGAAATATAAGGCTGAACAAAAGATAAATAGAGTATTAACGGAAGTTATAGACCAGACAATAGCTGATGGGAATACAATCCTGCTTACACAAGTAATACAGGAACTATGTAGGGCAAAAGACCTCAGAGATGTAGTAACATTAATGATAATGTACAACAAAGGAAATTTTGATGAAATATTTAAAAAAATAAAAGAAAATGAAAATTCTAAAATCATTACTAATAATATGCCTATCACTAATATTAGTGGTACTAATAATGCTTGATGGTTGGCAAAGGTTTAATTATGTAGCCATTCTATCTTTGATTCTTGCAATAATATTTTGTATGGTACTTGCATACGAACTATTTGAGACAGAGAAAGATATATACGATAAAGAAGATTAGCTATGTTCAAACCCCACTTTGCAGAATGTATTTCCTGCCGAGAGAATAAACTGTTGGTAGTCAAGAAGTTGCTTTGCGAAAAATGTAATATGAAGTTAAAGTCTGGGAGAAAAAAACCAAACATAAAAACTAAAAGAAAAAGAACAGGAGAAGGAGAACTATTTTTAAAGATATGGAACGAAAGACCACATATTTGTAAAGTATGTTCTAAGTACCTAACAGATCCTCCAAAGACTTATTACTTCATGCACATTGTACCAAAGGGAAGACTACCGGAAGCAAGACTTGATGAGGAAAATATATGGCTAGGATGCTTTGAGTGTCATCAAGTATATGACAGAGGACTTCCACAAAACAATCCGCTATTTAACAAAATACTCAAGAAAAAGGAAGAGATAGAAATTAAGTACAATGCAAAATAACTAAATTAGCATATATGAAAAAGAATAAATTAGGAGTAGAAAATTCACTCTGGAACAATATCAGAAAAAAAGCAGAGATGAATAAAAAATCAGGAGCTAAACCTAAAAAGCCAACTAAGGCTATGATAAAACAAGAAAGAAAAATCAAATCTAAAACAAAATAAAAATGAAAAAGAAAGGTAAAAAATCAAAAGGATGTAAATAATTAAAATCAAAAAACATGGCAAAAGCACAACCCTCTCAGGGAAAACGATTCGTTAAAATCGTAAAGAACTCTGCTACCGGCAGGACAAAGAAAGTGTCTTACGGACAGGCAGGAAAAGCAAAAGATGGAGGAGACAGGATAAGACCTGGAACAAGTAAAGGTGATTCCTATTGCGCTCGTTCACTTAAAATAAAAGGAGATTGGAAAAGTGATCCAAATAGTCCTAATAACCTTTCCCGCAAAAAGTGGAAATGTAAAGGAAGTAAATCAATGAAATAATGAAAGCTACATTAGAGTTTGATATTAATGATTTTGATGATAGAATGGCTCATTACAGATGTGTAAAAGCATTAGACATGGCTATCGTACTTTGGGAAATAAAAGTTAATATACTAAATCCAAAGCACGAATTAACATCAGAAGAAATTGCTGACAAGATAAATGAATTGTATCATCAGCACAATATAGACATAGACCAAATAATAACTTAAAAAAAACAACAAAATGATTACAGCAACAACAAACATGATGTACTATCAATGGTGGGATAACTTTAATTGGTCCCTATACCATAGACTTCTTGAAATTAGAATGGAGAAGGAGTTTAGAAGATGATTGATGAGACTATTATTGAGGCAGAATGTACTGAAACAGGTTTCAACATTCTCTCCCTCCACGAAGAACTATTGTTCTGTGGAGCAAACATTGGAAAGAAAGTCCTACTTTCCGCTAAATTAGCTTCTGATGTATCTGAAAAGGATAAACTATTTGCTTACTACTATAAAGTTATTCTTCCCCGCGCCATAGTTGGATATTCCGATGCAGGATATGAGGGAATGGATAAAGTGTCTGCCGACTATATGCTATCAGCAGAATTGTTAAAAGGATATGTAAGAGACCCTGATGGTAAATACATTCCAACAGTAATATCTAAATCAACAATTACAAAAGATAAGTTACATAAGTTTGTCACAGACTGCATACATATAATTGAAAGCAGATTCGGTATTCCTGTACCAGATGCAACAGAGTATCTTGAAAGCATAAGGACAAATCGTAAGTTAAAAAAGGCTAAATAAAAATAAGAGTATAGCTATAAATTAACCAAAAGAGGTTATCTTTGTAACCCTTTTAATACAAAACAATATGAGTAATGTTAAATTTACAAACAAGTTAAACCTGCCTGAGCCTTTAGTAAATGCCTTGCAGTATGATTCTCACAGGATGATGGGTCATGTTTCTGTAACACAACTAATTGAGCCTCCCCGCATCAGAGTTCTTAAAAAGTTTATTGAGAAAGAAGAAGATGTAACCGACAGAATGTGGATGCTATGGGGTAGTGCAATACACAATATCCTTGAGAAGTCAAACATGAGCGGGAAGAATAAAGATGCTATAAGAACTGTAGCAAACCTATTCAAGTCAAAGTCTCAAGCTCAAGATGATACCTATGATAGAGTAGCCAACTATTTAAAGTCTGAGGAAGAGAAGTTGGTATTTGACCCAAACGAAAGATACATCATTGAAAAGACATTTGTTGCCCCTATAGAAGGATGGGACTTATGCGGAACAGTTGACCTTTATGATAAGGAGAAGCAGATTATCCAGGATTGGAAGCTATGTAAAACGTACAAATGGACTTCTGCTGAATCTCGTAAACAATGGATAAAGCAATTAAATGTATATGCTTGGCTACTTGAAAAGAATGGTTTCCCTGTCAAAGGTTTACAGATTGTACCATTTTTTAGAGATTGGACTGCTTTAACACATAAATACAAGTCTCAAAGAGGACAAGACTATCCTGATACAGAGGTAGCAATAATTGATATTCCTCTAAAACCATTAGACCAGATTGAAGCATACGTTAAAAGCTGTATCAAAGATCATCAAAGAGCAGAAGATGGAGAGGTTAGAGATTGTACCGGAGAAGAGAGGTGGGCAGAAGCTGATGTATATGCAGTAATGGTTGAAGGAGGCTCAAGAGCTAAATTCAAATTTGCAACATACGAACAAGCACAAAACTATATAGAAGAGTTTGGATATAAATTCGTTAAGCCATTGTATGTTCAACATAGACCAGGCAAGTCTAAAAGATGCGAGGAGTATTGTCCTGTCTTTGAACAATGCCCACAGATTAAAAAAATAGTACCAACAATTTTAGATTAAAGAATGGACTTAAAATTTCAACACATCGATATTCACAACTTTAAGAATATCGAACAGAGGACTGTCGACATAAATGGTCGCAGCTTCTTGATAATGGGTAAGAATGGCTCTGGTAAATCTTCATTTATTCAAGCACTACTTTCCCCGCTTGACACCAAGGTTATTGCTTCTATGCCTGTTAAAGATGGCGAGGAACAAGCAAAGATTGAGGTTGTATTGTCAGGAGATGTTAATGGTAAAAGGACCAAGTACAGCCTTGAAATGTATTTTAGTGCCAAGACTAACAAAGGCAGGTTAGTTGTATATAACGAAACAGGAGAGAAGATAAGCGCCCCAAGTACATTTGTTAAATCTTTAATAGGTGATATATCTTTTGACATAATGGAGTTTGTTAATGCTCCTAAAAGTCATAAGATTAATACTCTAAGAATGCTATCTGGAAAGGACAGAGAGATAACTTTGATTGAAAGAGAGATTAAAGAAGTTAAGGATGGATTGCAATACCTTAAAAAAAGAGAGAAAGAACTTAATGCTTTTGTGGAAGAGCATGATCTTTCGCAGGAAGTAATTAAAAAGTATGAGCAACCTATCAATGTAAGTGATATTCATAAAAAGTTAGAGGAATTCAATAAAGTTGCTTTAAACTACTCAAAAATCAAAGATGGTGTTTCCTCAAGAAAGATGGAAGTTAACCTGTTTAAATCAAAAATAAATGATTTAGAGGTAAGGATGAGAGAGATGCAGAATGAGATTAACAATATGAATGAAGCAATTTCTCTCAAACTTGCTGAGATTAATAAAGGGGAGGAGTGGTTAGAAAATAATCAAATGCCTGATTTAACATCAATCCACAATGAATTAAACTTTGCCATAGAACATAATTCAGAGCATGATAAGATTAAGTCAGTTTACTCAAAGCATAAAGAAATGGTTGAAACACAGAACAATATATCAACCAACGAAGCAATACTTAAAAAGATTGTAGCAGACAGAGACAATTTAATTAAGAAGTCTAAATTGCCTGTTAAGGGATTGACATGGACTGATGATGAAGTTTATATCAATGGACTTCCTCTTGAGTCTGAGCAGATTAATAAGTCAACTTTGTTTGAGATAGGAGCTGATATATCTATGGCTCTTAATCCTAATCTAAAAGTAATCTTCCTGCACGATGGCTCTCTATTCGACAAAGAACATTTAAAGGCAGTTGTTAAAAAGGTTGAGGAGAAAGGCTACCAATGTATAATTGAATACGTTGCCGAGAATCCAGAGTTTGAAATACAATTTTTAGAAAAATAAATATGAAAAGAAAAGAAGGAATAGATACAATGATTTTTGATATTACACCAAAAGAATTTGCAAAAGACTTATTTAACAGATTCTATGGTATAAATGGAGTTGGATATTATCAGGCTAAAACCTGCGCTCTCATGGCAGTAGATTTATTAATTGAAGAACTAGACCCTAAGTCTGAAACTGAAATATTCATACCTAAAATTGACCTATACGAAGCAGCTAAAAAACAACTTCTTAAAATATGAATGATGTTTCTGTCTTTGGCAGGAACATCATTTGTAAAAAAATTAAATGGTCTCCAAGCGAATTAATACTCGCTTCCTGCCTAAACTTTGAATATAACGAACAAGATAGCATAATAACTATCAACACTCATAAGACCTCTCAAAAGGCTTTGGCTATTTTTTTGAACGTTTCATTCATTAATTTAATGCAGAGTAATGAACTTAAAAATAAAAGAGATGCATTGTTTAATTCAATTAAGTTAATATACTCTGAAATGCAAAAGGAATTCATGGGTGAGCTGAACTCAACAGTACCATACCATGATAAACTTTGGAATAGACCAGGACAGAAGTTTGCGTATCAACCACACGCTATATTTGAAATGAGGAATAGGCAGCACAACCTTCTTGCTTTTGATATGAGACTTGGCAAGACATTGACTTCTATATCCCTTTCACTATTAGACAAGAGCGATACTACTTTAATTATCTGTCCTGGATCTACAAAGTTTACAGCTTGGTATGATGATTTAATTGGGTGGGGTTTCAATCCTTTAAACTTTACAATATATGATTCTAAGGTTAAATATTGTAGAAGAGCATTCAATGAGAAGTACATAGTGATTAACTATGAAATGCTATCTAAAAATATGGATAAGATTTTAAATAGTAATATACAACACATAATCATTGATGAGGCACACAGAGTTAAAACAATTCAGACACAAACATTTAAGAATGTTCAAAGCATTGTACACAATTTCCCAAACTCAAGATTGACACTCCTTTCCGGTACTCCAATAGCAAATAGAGTTGATGATATGTACGCATACTTTAAACTTATAAATCATCCATTAGGAGCTTCATTAAAAAGATTTAGAGATATGTATGGTATTATGAAGAATGGCAGGAGAGGAGCAGTTGTTAAAAAGGCTAAGAACACAAAAGATTTATCAGATAAGCTATCAAACTTTATGATAAGAAGAACTCAATCAGAAGTATTTGATATGCCTCAAAAACAGCAAATTAGATATAAGATTGATAAAGATGATTTCAAAGTTGAATATGATGGACTGATAAATGAACTTAAAAATAAAACAAATTACGCTGCAATACATGGTCATATTATGGCCATCAATAAATTGACATCTACTATTAAAGTTAAGGAGGCTATAAACATTACAGAAGAAGTTTTAGAGTATGGTAAAAAGATAGTTATATTCTGCTCCTTTACAGAGCCTATTATAACATTAAAAAACATATTTGCATCAAAAAATATTAAGTCTGTTTTAGTGGATGGCTCTGTAGATATGAATGAAAGAAGGAAATTAATTAAGCAGTTCTGGGAAGATGATGAGTGTAATGTATTCTTAGGCAACATGAGAGCTGCGGGGGAAGGTATTAATCTTTCCTGCGCCTCAGATATAATAATCATGAACTATCCATTCACTCCAAAAGAGTTAGAACAACCAATAGAAAGATGTACTAATCCTTCTAATCCTAAAATCAATACAATTCATTATCTTGTTTGTGAGGACAGTATAGATGAAATACTATACGAGATTTTAATTGATAAAAAGGAAGATATAAACGCTATAGTTGATAAAGGCAAAGGAGTTCAATCCTATGACAATGTAACTAATAGCATATACAGAAGATTATTCGGTTCCAATATAAATACTCAAAATAAACTAAATGAGCAAGAAAGCGAAGTTCAAAGTATCTGAGGATATGATACTTGTAACCGAAAAGAATAGAAAGATGGCTATAGTTATAGGTAGAATAATATACAGAGTTAAAAAAAGTGGAGATGTTTCTTTAGCTGTTGTAAGGCCAAGAATTGTTAAAGGTAAGTGGACCATTGAAGGAGATCCACATTTGGGAGCTAAATTTACATTCCAAACAAGTAAAGATGAACCCCAAGAAGAGTGGGAAAGGATGCACAAGGAGATATTTAAAAAGATTGTCGAAGAACAAAATGGCTACATAAAGCCAAGTGAACCATTGGTCAAATACAAAATAAACAAATTAAAATGATTGTTTCATGCTTCAAGGATGCTTTCACTTCTGAAAGTCCTATAAACTTGCCTATTGTTGATGTACTTAGGCTTATAAAATCAGGTAAATGGAAAGATAAAGTTGAAAGACTCCGTAGTTTACCAATAGAAGAATATAAAAAACAGAAGTTATTTCTTCCTGCCGTTACTTTCTCAGGTATATTCAACCAAAGACTTGATAAACAAGTTGCTGAATATTCAAGACTCATGATTATTGATATTGATAACCTTGAAAGTGAATTGTTAATTAACTTATCAAGCCTACTCAAAGATGATGAATATACTTATGCTATGTTTATCTCTCCAAGTGGTAATGGATTAAAGGTTTTATTCAAGCTAACAAATGATAATCCAGATAGACACAAGGCTTATTTTAGCGCTATCCAAAAACACTTTGAAGAGAATTACGCTGTATTAATAGATAAGAGCGGGAAGAACATATCAAGACTATGCTTTGTATCTTATGATGAAGAACTGTACATTAATGAGAATTCAAAAGAATTTGATTGTCCTGGAATAATTGAACGATTCCCTCAAAAACAATACAGAAAGACAGAAGAACTTAAAAATGCTAACCCTGACCAAATTGATCCTACAGAGGTACTAAGAATATGCTGTAAGTGGACCGATAAACATTACAACTACGTTGAAGGAGAAAGGAATACATACCTACATTCTCTATGCTGTGCTATGAATAGAGTAGGAGTTGAAATGGATGATACAATAGAAGTGTTTTTAAATAACTTTGATTTACCAATAGAAGAAGTTGATATTCTTGTAAAAGGAGTTTATTTTAGAAATAGAAACGAATTCGGCACATATCCATTAGACAAAGAACAGAATTTTAAAAGACAAGATTATTCTTCTCTACTTACAGATAACGAAGTTCTTAATGACTTTGCAGAGATAATTAAGTCTGTTTATACCAATACTGTCTCCCGCGAAGGACTATTAAAAATCCTTACTGCTTATATAAAAACTCAAATTAATGATGGGTTTATCAATATAACACGCGAGGAGACAGCCAAATTTATAACTGAAACAATTAAGAAGATTGATGAAGTTAGATTAGGAACCATAGGAGAGAAAGGATATGACCATGAAGATATAACTCAACTCGCTGAAATGTATGCAAAAGCAAGCAATAGAAGCGGTGAAATAAGATTCCACTTAGGTCTATTCGATAATTTTGATTTATTAATGCCCGAGTGCTTCTATGGTATGGTAGGTATGCCAAGAACATTTAAGTCTGTCCTCGCCACTCATTTAGTTACTCAGAATGCAAAGAATGATATTCCCTGCCTATACCTATCAGGAGAGATGTCAAGAGGGCAAATGTTTGAAAGGCTATCTACAAAGGAGTGCGGAATTAATTGGAAGATGAGTCCTCACAAAGAAAAGTTAGCAGATGCAAATTTTGTGGCAGGAGTAGGTGAAATGATAGACCAAACATTTAAAAAGAATCTATTTATAGTTACCCTAAAAGATTTCAATAGAGAGAACATTGTTGCGACAGTTAACAAGATTGAGATTAAAACAGGTAAAAAGATTAAACTGATAGTTTTAGATGGACTATCTGAAATGGATTGGTTAGGAAGAGAAGAAATACAAGCAGCTATATTTAATTGTAGAGAGGCAAAGGAGATAGCTAAAGATACAGGATGCGCTGTTATTGGTTTAATGCACACTTCCGGTAGGCTTGAGAAATATTACAGGAATACTTCTGCTTGGGTGAGAGGAGCTAATAAGACTATTGCCTCTATGGATGGAATATTCATGAATTCTTTGATAGTTCACCCAGAAACTAATAACTTGCAGAATGATGATATAATGTACTATCAAGATAAATTCTTCCTTAGATTCGAAGATAAGAGAGGAAATGCAGGTACAGTTGATTCAATAGTTAGCGTAGATGATAGAATGAGGCTATCATACTTAGATTCTGATACTAATAAATATGAAGTAAAGATAAATAAGCAATAATGATTAAAATTGATTTAAAGATAAAGCCTATGTCAATTAACAAGGCTTTTCAAGGAAGAAGGTTTAAAACAAAGGAATATATCAAGTATTCAGAAGTAGTTACTATGATGCTTCCTAAACTTAAATTTCCCGACCCTCCATTCAAATTCTACATTGAATATGGCTTCTCAAATGTTGCTTCTGATATAGATAATCCAACCAAACTAATCATTGATATAATGCAAAAGAAATACGATTTCAATGACAAGAACATATTTGAAATGAAGTTAAAAAAGGTTAAGGTAGTTAAGGGAGAAGAATATATAAAGATATTTGTAGAAGAATATACAAATGAGTAATTTAGCAAAAAAATGGAACAAATGATATTTATAGAAGTTAAAAAAATCATCCCTGTAGGAGATGATGTAAGAATTGAGAAAGAGTTCATAAGAGCAGATAAAATAGAAACATTTCGCTCTTACAAAAAGAACGAGGAACATTCCTTTTCAAAGGTTAAAGGTGATATTATTAAAGTTATAATGAAATCACTATCTAATTATTCTAACAGAGAATCAAAAGGAATCTACGAGGTTTATGTTAATGAATCACCAGAATCCTTTCAGTCAAGACTAAATGGTAACGGAGTAACAGTTATATCAGATGGAGGAAAAGGACTTCATAACACCCCTTAAAGACATCATCAATATACTTACACAGCTTGGAGAGATTGCAGCAGAAGCTGAGACTATACATAGTCCGGAGGCATACAACGTTCTTAGAAACGAAATACAAGTTGTTCAGTTAAGGCATATTCAAGAATATATTGAGATGATTGATAAGCATTATCCAAATGCTCCTAGAGAAAGTATGAAGAAGATAGCAGGAGTTAAACAAATGGATAAATTAAGATTTGAAATAGCGTTGAAAACAATAAAATACAAAAAAAGAAAAAATGGAAACAAGACAAAGAAATCTAAAGAGCCAAAAAGCAACAGCGACTGGCGAAACTTGGGAACCACAAGCGAATGGTAAAAACAACTTCTTCTTTGATGAAAAGAACCCTAATAATACATTAGAAGGTTATTTGGTTGAAGTTAAAGAAGGAGTAGGACAAAACAACTCTACTATCTATGTAATTCATGAATCAGATGAATATGGAGCATTGAAATCTAAAAGGTCAATCTGGGAAGATACTGTACTTGCAGATCAAATGGATGCAGCAATAAATAATCATGGAATAAATTGCTTTGTTGTAATTAAGTACAAAGGAAGAGCCTTGAAAAGACAAGCAAAGCAAATGAATCCTAATCAGGCATGGTCTCAAACAAATTCATATCATTTATGGGAAGTATTTGTAGATATTGATGCTCCTGTTTATTCAAGTGGTAAACAATCTTCTCCTGCACAACAGCAAATGCAAGTTGTAAAAGAAGTTGCTCAGCCAACAAAACAGAATTCAGATGCTTTTAATGTAGGCGGAAATCCTTTTGGAGACACGAACTCAGGAGACCTACCTTGGTAATAAATTAATAAACAATCAACGCTATAAAAACAAAATCCCCGAATTAATCGGGGTTTTTTGTTTATATATGGAAACAACAACTTTTTTAATCTTCTCCTTCTTCTTCTCCGCCTTCTTCCTCATAACCTTCTTCACCCTCACCCATTCCACCATACTCTCCAGAGTAATTAGATAATTCCATGAACCTATTCATAGCCTTTAATTTCTCAGCATTACTTCCCGCCTTAAATTCATAGACTTCTTTATGTTCCATTGTAGAGTAATCAAATGTTCTACCTTCCATAGGTGAACGCATCATATAGCAGATAACAACTCCGTTGTCAGCAGCTTTCATTTTTACATCAAATATTTCGTATGACATATTTTATATTTTATAATATTTGGTAAATATCAGCTATTGCTTGGTCCAAAGCAGATTGAGTACCTGCTGCCCAACCTGCCGTTCCCCCAACAAATGCAACAACATCTTGCAATTCAATTTGCTCTCTATCATCATCAACCATAACAATATTAATTATTGTCCTTGTTGGATAAGGATAGTTCCACATGTTTGAATCAGCATCAGCAGTATTTGGTGATACCTGTATATTAGTTCCGGTAGGCTTAGAAGTATAAACTCCTGCTATCTTTTTGATATTAGCCTTGTTTAAAACAACAACTTGAGTAACTCCTGTAGGATCTGGAGATACAAGTATTGCATTTGTAGCCGTTGTTAAATCAATGTATTTTGCCATTGTCTATTTATTTATGCAAATATAGTTAATTATTCTACTGGTGGTATTGGTGGAGGAGTAGGTGCAACCCATTCAATAAGTGGTAAATCTTTTACCCACATAAAATTTGGATTAACACATTGGTCAATTTCTTCTGTTGATATTATCCAATTAGGAGGAGTATTTCCATCTTCTATTGGATTAAAGTATGAATCGGGTGCAAACCATTGCCCTACTAATTCATCTTTTTGTTCTATTGTTAGTTTTCCTACTTGCATATTTTTATTTTAAACTTGTCTACCTAAAGTTGTTTGAAAATTTTGAACTGCTGTGTAAAAATTAGATGCTTCTGCATCTGTCAATCCATCACCAATTGAGGCAAACGCACATTGTTTTGTAGTATAATATAATATTGATGATGAATTTAAAGCACCTATAAAAAAATTTCTATTTGGTCTTAAAGTTGAAGTTGTTGTACCATTAACTTGTTTAATACCATTTTTCCATCCATCAATATCGTTACTTGCTTGTCTATTACCAACATAAAAACCTTGTGAATTTGCATCACTAAATGAAGTTAATGCAGATTGATTTATTAAAGGATATGTTAATCCTGATGTTCTAATTTCAAGTGCATTATAATCTGAACCAGTTTGACACCCAATTTCAATTTCAGTACCATTGCTATTTGTCCTTGAATAATATGAAAGATGTGCTGAATTAAGAGTGCCACTAACAGATGGATTATGGAATGTATCTGCATAAGCATTAGTCCCATTAGGCAAAGCACCATTTGAACTATGTGTCCAACCTCCTGCAAATGTTAGTCTGAATGCCTCATTAGTATCTTGGCTATTAACTAAATTAAACTTTTGAGTAGTAGCAGTTGAACCTGCAAATGGATAAAGTGCTTTCATTTTAGTCCATATACCATAACCCTTTAAGTCAGAAACTAAAGTGTTTATAGCACCTTGTGTAGTTACATCAGTTATTTGTGTACTATACAAATAGGCATTTGTTTCAACACTATAATTTCTATTATAATAGAATGATTGGCTTGGATTAATATTTCTACTCAAAGCAAACTGATAACCCTCTACTATCTGATTAAACACTTGTGCTTCTAAATCAGTAAGACCGCTGCCTATTGATGAAAAAGCTATTTGTTGTGTTGTGTAACTTACCGCTGTATTATTTTGATTTCTTGCGCCAATAAATACATTTAAACTTGGATTATTTGTTGTTATTGCCGAAGTTAAAGATGCTAAAGCTGTACCGTTTCTAAATATTTTTCTGTCATTTGAAGCTCTTTGGCTACCCATAAAAAAGCCTTTTGAATCAGCAATTGCAGATAAAACTTCGGTTGATAAACCGCCAGTATAAAAATAATATCCTGTTCCAGTACTAATATTTAATTGAAATAACAATGTACTACCTAAATTAAATGCACCTATTGGAACTGCATTGGTAGTTTGATTTGTTCTAACGTAAATACTTAAATGATTAGAATTAAGAGTTGTATTTGTTGAAGCATTTAGAAATGTATCTGCATAAGCATTTGTTCCGTTAGGAGTAGCACCATTACTTGAATGTGTCCATCCTCCACTAAATTGTAGTCTAAATGCTGCATCCGTATCTAAAGGGTTTTTTAAGTTGAATTTATGTTGAGTTGCTGTGCCACCTATAAATGGATATAGAGCATTGAACTTTGTCCAAATGTTAGCATTCTTTAAATTAAGTACAAGTTCATTAATAGCAGTAGCTTCAGTACCGCTTATTCCTGTAGCAGTAATAAATGCAGCAGCATCTGGGTCATAAGGAGGAGTACCTGGTACAACTAAATATGGATTGATTATCATGCTCTAACACCTTTTAATGTAATTTTTAAACCTTTAGCAGTACCATCACCAACTTGGTCAATATCAATAGTCATTTCAGCATCATCAGCTAAAGTTGAATCAGATATTACAGGAGGAGTTACAGCAGTAACAGAAGTCTTTTCTGTATTATCAATAGTCAATTTTGTTGATAATATAGTTGAGCCACTTTCATTTATGTCAACTGTAAATATACTACCACTTGTTTGTGCAGTAGATAAAGAAGCTCTAACTGATGTAACAGTCATAGCATAAGGCATCCTAAATGTAACCTTAGCAGTTCCTGTTGTTAATGCAGTTGTTTCATCAGAAGCAGCTAATTGAATTTCGCATGGTGTACCAACTAAATTTGAATCAGGAATTCTTAACCAACCTGTATCGCTTCCTAAACCACTTGCTTTTATATATAATTCCCCTGCGTTTCCTGTTGTTTGAATAAAACAAATATCGCCAGGGAAGCCATTTATATTTGTATTTGGGTTTCTGTCGCTAACAAAAAATACAATATCAGCATCAATGTTTGTAATTCTATATATGCCTGTTTTTCTTGATAATTTTGTATCAATATGTAACTTATTTTGAGGAGAAATAGTATTTATGCCAACATTACCTGACGTTGTAACCCTTGCAAATTCAGTATTATTTGTAATAATTGGTAGGTCAAAATTATCAATAGTGCCTATCTTTTTAATTGACCCTACATTGTTTCCGTTCAATGCCCAAAAACTACCCGTAGGAGATGATTGAGCAACTATTTGAGCAACAGTCTCAGATACTTGATAAAATACTAAATTAGGATCTCCATCTTCTCCAACATAAAATTGTGTTCCCCCAGAAACAGGTATAAAAACACCTGATATTATGTTTGTTGGAAATACTCTTTTGTAACTTACTGAATACTGAGGACCAAAACCTTTTCTATAAGTAACGTTTGCTAAAAAAAAATCATCAGACAAACCTACAATGGTAGTCAAGTCTTCTTGAACTTCATATATATATTTAGCGTTAGACCTTGCTTGTTGGTCTATGCCTTTCACATCTCTTGAAACAATAGTAGAGTAAATTCCATCATTGCTAATAGGTGCTACTATATCATCTGTTTCAAAACCATAAGCTATTGGAGTTATAGGCTTTCCGTTAATACTTACAACTGTTAGGGAAATTGCGCTCATTTTATAGATGTTAAATTTTGTTCAAATATAGTAAATTTTAGTTAATTTTCTTTAAAATAAATATTTAACAATGGTATGTATGTTTCGTTCATCCATTTGTCAAATGCCTCCCAAGAATAGGCTCCATAAATATATGTTTGGTCCACAAATGTTATCTTAATACACCTTGTTCCAGGATCATCAGAATCCTCAAAAAGAACATATTCTCTATAGTCTGTTATTTCGTTAAAATGAATGTTAAATGTCCTGTTGAATCTTTTCCATCCCTTATCCCTTAAAATAAGTTTATCCCCGCCCTTGTAGAACTCTTGTATCTCATGGCGGTCAAATATCCTTATTGTATAAAACGGATTAATAAAGTTTTCCATCTTCAATTAAATAATTTCTTACTTTAAAATTATCTCCACTCATTTCAACTATTGCAAAGCCATGTGCGTGGTTATTCACTTCAAAAAATTCTGGCTCTAGTTCGCACAAACAAGCAACCGAAAATGTAGTTACAAGACTGCCATCATAAATTTTTTCAACATGTTCAGATTTTCTATGGAAATGTCCTGTTAATATATGTCTTTTGTATCTCATGTAAAGTGAACGAGCAGGATTGACTCCCCCATTGCCCTTCATGCGGTCTCCATGCTCTATTAAGAGATCTCCGAAATAAGTTTTAGTACGTTTTTCAATAAATATAATCTTGTGTTTGGCAAGTTCCAATAACACTTTAAGTTGAAATTCCTCGCAGTCTAACAACTCAGGTGCTTTCAAATAAAGGTATCTTTCAAGCCTATATTCATGATTACCAGGTTTAAAGTATATTGTTACGTTTGGAAATTCTTGTCTTAGATAAGCAAAAAACTCCCGAGCCATGTCAAGTTCATTTTTTAAACTTGGTCTGTTCTTTGGATTTTTCTCATGAAACGATAGCATAAAGAAATCCATTATGTCACCGTTCAAATATATAGTATCAATACCTTGTTGTTTTCCCTCGTTTAAAGCTGTTTTAATCGCTTCAACATCATGGTATGGTATATGAATGTCAGATAAAATTAAAATTTTTTTATTGGTCTTTGGTAGCTTCCAAACCTCAACGTGCTTGGTATGGCTTTCTGGAATTAAATGTGGTTTGTTTTTAATATTTACAAAGGTTTTGTTTGCTAATTTATTCTTTTGAGAAGCGCCTTGTTTGCCCTTATAATATCTAATATGAGTGCGCACATAATCAACTGAACTAAATAATTCTTTATTTTCTAAATATATTTTTTTTGATAAAGTAAGATTAGGTAAATTAGGAAATCTTTTAAGATATTCTAAAACTATTTCACCATTCGTGCTTAAAGGTCTTCCTCTTTTCATTTATATTATTGAATAATTTATTAATTCGTTGTACTTAGCGGAAACAATGTCTCCGTTTTTTAAATCTAATTCAAGCACCCGAAGATTTGGTGCACCAAAACAACTTTCTGATAACCAAACATCATCAAATATTATGTCATTAATATAAACAATACTTTGAGTAGCTATCATATTTGTAATATCTAATTCTTTTTTTTCGTCTTTATTTGCAATATATATTAATGTCATATTTCAAAACATATTTGTCCACTTACAACTTTTGATCCCGATGCAGTCCAAGTTGGAGTATAACTTGTAACTAATTGCCAATAATTAAATGTTACTAGATTTGATGCTGGCAATATAATTCCAAATCCATGATACCAAACTCCATTGTTTTGACTCCTGTTTGGATTTTCAGTTTGTACAATTGCATTATTTGGTAATGTAAATGATGTTGTATTTGCATTAGATATACCATATAAAGCATAATTTACAAACATCATATTACCAACAATTTTATATTTTAATTGTTTTAATGTAAATGACGCCCAACCTGTAATAGTAGATGTTGCTGAATAATCAATCCATACGGTATTGTCTAATTTACCATTAAATGTACTCCAATCAGTTGATGATAAATAACCGCTTGTTGATGCTGTTGCTTGACTTAAAATATTTTGCTTATTTAATAATCCATTATCTACATAAGTTTTTGTAGCTTTTTGGGAAGCAACAAGTAAATCACTATTATTAGATAGTGTAGGATCTATATCAATGGGTACACCCCTAGTTGTTCCTTGTGCCATTATCTTATTTCTCTAAATTTAATTGATGAATAAATTGTTTGAGTACCACTTAATGATGTAGCTTTTAAAGTTAGTGTGCCTAATGACCTATGTAATCCTGCTGCATCTAAAGTAATAGGGTATCTTGATATAATAGCTGTATTAGTAACACCTTTAGCTCCACCAGATGATGAAACAAAACCACCATCTATAACTACAGAAGGACTACCACTAAGCGTGCCTAAAACATTATATTCAGAACTACTATAAGTAGTATTAACATTATTAAATGTAGTGGTACCTGATATAGCCTGGCCGATGCATAATTGCCATTGAATAGGCTGAGTACCTCCGTTATATATTTCAACATCTATATAAGCTACTCTTGTTCTATTGGTTAAACCATTAAATGTGGTTCTTGGTCTAAGGCTCAACATGTGTGTGCCACCTGTAGTTACACTTACAGGACCACTATCTTGCTGAAAAGTATAACCATACACGTTTATATCTTCACTACCTCCTTCAGATATTACAGCAGCACAAATAAAGTTCATTGTTGTACTAACGGTTCCTGTACAAGTCATACCACATCTAACAGGTAAATTAGCTGTTTGTATGTATGGATTTGATATTAAGTTAGCGTGTAAAAATTCATGAGCATATATTATTGAACCACCCATATCAAAACCAATTCTTACCCTGCCAACGTATAATGCTTGTATATCAATAATTAATATTTGTGTTTTAGTAATATCAAGAGTAATACCACTAGGACCTGTACCATCTAATTTATCTAAGTTCCAATTAGTTTGAGCAACTGTTTCATTGCCGGCGGAACTAGCTGAATAAACAACAAATTGATTAACAGTACCATTGTTTTGAAATTCTATACCATTAATACCATCAGAATATCCTGCAAACTTTAATGTATTAGCTACAGAGGATACCATATTAAAAGTGACAAATATAAGTTGTGACCTACCTGGTTGGTATGGTAAATACTCATAACTCTGCATATATGCTTTACCTCCTGTAGGAGTAGAGCTAAATGTCATTAACGCTTGTCTGTTAGTAACATCATGAGTTATTGTAGCACCAGTACCATTAGTAACTTGCTCATTAATAACAGGAGCTAAATCATAAGTAAATTGAGAATTATATAATATAAGAGGATTTGATACACGTAGCCTACTAAATGCATCCAAATTAGCTGAATCCCTAATAGCAAAATCATTGTCTATTATACTATATCCTGAATATCCTTGTGCCATATTAACTTATTTCTGTGCCAAACAATTGAAAACTTAAATTATTATTACCAGAATACACTTTAATAACATCAGTACTTGTTAAGGTAATACCTATAGTAGCTATAAATGTATCATTACCCGCCAAAGTAACATCATAGTACAAATAATCCTTAATAGTTGTACTTGAACCTGATTCACTTATAGCTACTCTAAATGTAGTTTTAGCTACATCTGTATTACAGATAGATATAGAACTACATACAGTAGATATTAAAGCAGGTACTGTATATAATACAGTTTCTGTAGTAGTGGCAGGATTAACCTGGCCTAATATTTTATATACGTTCATTTTTTTCTAACTTTTTACTTAAGTTATGTCCCCAATTTTTTATATGACTTGGTTTTTCTTTATTAAATGTATGTTTATAGTGACAGTCCATACAAAGAGTTTCACAATTATTAATGTCAAACCTTAACTCTGGAAACTTTGACCATTCTTTTATATGGTTTACTTGTAAATATCCTCCTTTTTTATAACAATGTTTACAAGAATAATTATCTCTTTCAAATATCAATTTTTGTAAAGTTGCTCTAAATCTTTGTCTGTCTCTATAATTTTCTGAATATTTTGAATTTTCTTTTCTTTTACCCAAACTATACTTGTTTCCAGTATGAGCTTTTATTAATCCTTGTTTTCTTTTTTCTTTTTCTTCTTCAGTCCATACTCTTTTTTTAGCTCCTTCTGACATTTTTTGTTTAGTTTCTTCAGAAGGTATCCATCCTTTACGAGATTCAGATATTTTTTTATAGGAACATTTTCTACAAACTCTATTGCTTCTATCTCCTCTTACGAACCTTCCAATTCCACAACTTGGACAATTACATTTTATTTTTGTAGTTTTTGCCATACTATGCCCCCATTAATAAAAAGTTTTTATTAAATCCCAAATCGTTTAAATCAACGTACAAATTAACCCAACCTGTGTTTGTGGCTGTACCTGTTTTTTTTATAAATAACTCTCCGTTAGTTCCATCATCAACAATACATATATCACCTTTATTTGCAGAAATTATAGTCTCAGGACTAGAGTCACTTGTAAATATTCTAAATTCATTATCTATATTTCCAAATCTTGCTATGGCATTCAGCAATGACTGAGAAGTATTTACATCAAACTTGTAAGATGGATTTAATCCAACACCAAAATTACCAGAACTCGTAAACCTTCCAACTTCTGAATTATTTGTTATTACAGGTAAATCATAATTGTCTTTTGTTCCTATTGTTTTTATTCCCCCAACAGTATTTCCGTTTAAGGCCCAAAACACACTTGATGGAGATACTTGGTTTATTATCTGTATTATAGATTGAGAAACCTCATAAAAAATAGGTAATAAATTTTCATTCTCATAAAAATTAAATTGAGTAGATGTAACATTTGGATTAAATATTGTCCTTATTTTTTCTAAAGGAAATACTCTTTGATAACTTACAGCGTATTGAGCTGTCCTGCCTCTAAAATAAGTTACATCTCCAAGAAATAACTCAGTAGACAAAGAAACAATAGTTGCAAGACTTTCCTGCACCTCATACCTTGCTTCTATTAAAGAAGATTTATCGTTTAATCTGCCATAAGTTCTAATAATAACTAAAGAATAAGTACCATCGTTACTTATAGGCTCTGCTATTTCATCAATATCAAATCCATATAGTGTTGGAGCTACAGGATTATTATTTATTGAAACTACTGTTAGAGCTATTGCGCCCATTATAAAAGAATTTTATATAAATAAAAAACAAAAATACAATAAGTAATGGAAGCCACCAATAAATCCTAAGATAGGTCCAAACATTGTCTTGATAAATTATTTTTTCGTATGGTACTTTTACCTCTCTTATTATTCTTATTGTGTCGCACTTTCCACTAATGTAAACCAAGCTATCTTTAGTGTTATAAAAATACTTTAAAGTTAGTTTCCCTTCTTTTATAACAACAGTATCTTTTGTGTTATAATAGAAAATGGTATCTTTTTCTGATACCATTGTATATATAGTGTCTCTTATTTTTAATGTGTCTTTTTTAACTAACTCTGGACAGTTTTTTTTAATCCTTGCAAGTTTTTTTTCACAAGTGCAACTGCTTAATAAAGAAAATAAAAGTATTAAAATCCAAAAACTAATTAGTATTAAGACTATCGTCTTTAATGGATTTTTCTTTCTTATTGTCATTAGTAGAGTTTTTTATTTTCTCATAAGTAGTCATCCCTAAACATATACATATAATTCCATAATCAATAACTAATATTTCCGGCAATAAAGAATAATCCGCTTTATAGTAAGAGTGTTTCAACCAACAAGCATGAGAAATAACAACAAGCAACATTATAACAAAGGCTGTTAATTTTTTTGAAGACCATATACTATCTTTTATAGTAAATGTAGCCTCAAACTTATTAAATATTCCCTTTATAAAAAGTATCATTTTTTTCCTTTAAAGTGTTTATATATTGTTATAAGGCCTGTTATTATTGCCACTATCCAAGCAAATATCTGAAGCGAATGCAATACAACAGGAGGAAAATCCCAATGTAATAATATTGATTCATTTAATTGAAGCAATATTCCGCTTATAAAACTAATAACCATAGTTGATAGGCTATTGTCACTATTAAAGTCTATGTTTGGAGAGTTTGCCATTTTATGCTTTTGCTACTAATGGAAGACCATCAATTGTAACAGTAGTTGTATTCCCGCCACTTGTACTTGTAATAGTCCAACCACTCTCTTTTATGGTCAAGAACTCATCAGCAGTTATAATACCTTTTCTCAAAGCACAAGTCAAATCAGAAATATATTTTCCTGTTATTTCAATCAAGGCACTTTCGGCAGTTGTATTTCCTGTTGGAGAAACATATACATATACATTTCCCAAATCATCTTTGTAAGATAACTTGTTCTCATTGGTTGTATCAAAGAAATAAGTTACTTCTCCTGTTCCCGGAGTGGGAACTTCAGAGGGAGCTAAATATTGTACGTTCATTTTATTTAAGGATTAAGAGTTGTATAAATAGTTACAAATACATCTTGGGTAACACAACCAAGAAATTGACCTGTTGAGTCATAAATCTTTACATATCCATCTTGACAAACATAAGATGATTTTGTAAATAATTCAGCATCATTAGGAGTTAAACAACCTGAGTGTTCTCCTTTGTCATTGTATATTGCAACAAGACCTGGAGGGCAGCAAGAACATTTATCCTCGCAACCGCAATCATTACAACCGCAATCAGATTTATCGCAACCGCAATCATCTTCGCAGCATCCATTACCTTCTAAAAGGTATTTGGCATAAATTTGTGAATTATCGTATGGCATTTTTTATAGTTTATTAATTACATTTACAATTACAACTTGAGCAAAAAAAGTTTATTTTTTCAATTATATAACAAATTTCATCATCAGTCAAACAAGTATCACTACACTTGTATCTTTCAAGAATATCAACGTAGGCATTTAGCATAACCATAAAAAAT